GTACCGCCCTCCTGACACTATTATTATAGCATATACTGCCGTATATGTCAAGGGGCAAATCACATTTTTTTGCGATTTTTGCAAAGAAAATCGCGCACCTTTCGATGCGCGACCGCCTCATTCCGCGCTCTGGATTTTCCGCTCCGCGTTACCAATCACGCGGAAGACGTGCTGTTCGGAATACGCCAGATTGTAGCTGATTTCCCGGACACTCCTTCCCTCCAGATACCGCATCCTCATGCACTGCACTTCCAGCGGACTTTCCAGCGCATCAACCAGCGGCGCAAGCTCTTCGCGCATCCTGCACAACTCCTCCCAGATTGCTTTCTTGCGCTCCAGCGCCTCGACGCGATACAGCAGCCCTTCCTCCGTGCTGTTCATGCTCCCGCCACCGCGCGGCGCGTCGCTGATTGTCCGCGTCAGCTTCTGCGCTCTGATTCGCGCCTGTTCTGCTCGCAAGCAAGCCATAGGATACCGCCTGATGAGATACCGCATCCGCTTTAAGTCAACCATTTTCCCCTCCCGCAACCGCCCCACGATTATTTTACCCCTTCAAACGCCTTTACAATCGCTGTATACAGCGCCGGACGAATCTGACCGCTCATTAGCTCCGTGTACAGCATATCTTGTACCTTCTCGATTGCCCCGTTTGCCTCCTTCTCGCCGTTTAGCCGCCTGATTGCGTCCTGCGTCGCCCTGACTTTGTAGGCATCGTGGCGGCTTTTGCATCCGCGCGAAACGTTCCCCGCAAGACGCTTTACGTTCTTTTCCAGCTCTTTCTCAAGCCAAAAGGAGTAACGGATTTCGTCGGTGTCCACCTTTGTCTCACTCTCCGTCCATGTATCGCATAATTGCGTCAATTGCTTCTTGGCAGCCCTTTGCCACTACGCAGCGGTAACCCTCGGCAGTCAGCATCTTCATGCGCTCTTTCTGCGATGTCGATACCGTCCCGCCCTTCCGCCGCTTCATCTCGATAAAAAGCCCGTGTTCACGTCCGTTGGAGACGGGCAGGAAGATGTCAGGCACTCCTGCACGCGTCCCGGTTCGCTTCATCCTCGCGGCGGTTGCCTTGGCGCGATAACCGCCGTTCGGAATGGCGAACATCCCTTTCAGCCACGGCTTCGTTGCGCTTTGAGCCTCCGCCCAGCGGAAAAGGGCTTCCTGCTCTTCGTCCTCCGTCGGGATTACATCGGCATAAAGAGAACGCCGTGTAGTCCGCACTCTGGATTTGTACATTTTACCCATGCGCCTCCCTGAACATCAATCGTAGTGTAGCGTTTCATCACAGCGTTGCAAACCGGGCAGATTGTCAGCGCGTTCAGCCAATCTTGCCTTTCGACCATGTTGCACCTCCTCTCTGCGCCTTCATGCACATTGCCGCAACTTGCACAGCTTCACAAGCCAGCAGTGTAGCTGCCGCTGCTGTTTTGCTCGCGCACATCCGAAACGCGTCTGCATCGTCCCGTCGATTTGCCAGCCACACGTCATTCGCCTTTTGCCGAACGCGCTGCATTTCTTCGTTTGCTTCCTCGATTTCTTCCCAGATTACGGAGAACGCCTCCGGCATGGAGTTGAACGTTTCTCCATGCTCTTTTTGCGCTCGAAGAAGTTCGGAAAACACAACCGTCACAATCTCATCTTGCAATTTTCTCACAACCATCATCACTCCTTATTGATAAATGCGCAAGCCACGCACACCGTAGCAGCCAGCAAACACAGCAGACCGATAACCGTCATTGTTATCCCCCCAACCACGCCGCAAGCGCATCCGCTCCGGCGTACACAAGAATCGAAATGATACAGTTGACGAGCGCCAGCAGAATGTAAATATACCACGGGCGCGTTTCCTTCGCCAGCAGGAAGCCCGTCAGCCCCAGCCCAATCAGCGCGCCGAAAATCACCGCAGCGGGCAGCGTCACCATCTCCATCATCTTTCCTCCTCCGGCACTGGAAACCAGTATTGCGCACAGCCATCGTGCCACATTTTGCTGCGCGGGTCGTACCGCTCATACGTAATGGGAAACTTGCCGCGCTCGTATTGGCACAGCACCAAGACCAGCGTGCCTTCCTCCGACAGACGCTCGGATACCGGAATCCACTTATCGTTCATCAGCTTTCCTCCCACGGCGTTTCCCGCATTTCTTCCGGCGTGGGCTTCCGTTCCCAGCAACGCCACGTCTTACCGTATTTTGCTTTGTCCGGAAGCAGCGGATAAGCAATCGAAATTCCATTGTTGGCATTAACACAGAAAAAATCACGCTTATTCAGCACGAAAGACTTCACATTTTCGCCAACCGGAAGAACGGTATTAGCAATCCATGCAACGCTGTTTCTGGTTTCACAGCATACCGCATCGTTTTTAGCTGTTAGGCGGCTTACTACTTCGCGGAAAGATAACACACGATTCTCTTTTTTGTTGGGTTGCATAGCTGCCTTATATGCTTCCGCAACCGTTTTCCGCGCTGGACTTGTACATGAGCAATTGGGATTGATACACTCATACCAGTGCGCTGCATACGCTTTTCCTTTTTCGCGATAGGCGACAGCAGCACATTCTAATCGCATTGCTGCGCCACAATATCGGCAAGATACATCGTCACACATATTCTCATTCATCATGTCTATCTCCCGCCTCTCCTTCCCACGGCGTTTTTTCGCGCTCTTCATCCGTCGGCAGTTCAAGCCAGCAGCGCCACGTCTCGCCGTAGACGTAATCGGCGTACCATGTGCGTCCGCCGTCGAAATATATGCGATGGCTTTTAGGTTCCCAGTATGACACAATTCGCGCACGGACGCACGGCTCGTCGCCTCCGTTGTTATCTTCAATCCATACGCGCGTTTCTGCGCTGATTGCCAATTCCGCAAGTGTCAGTACCCGGTTTTTGTTATCTTTCATCTTCGTCCTCCCTTTTCGCGTCCAATTCTGCCTTCGTCGGCTTCCGCAGCCAGAAGCGTCCTTCCACATCAGGTATATCGTACAAATCTCCTTCGTAGTTGTACTTCCCATTCTCAATCCAAACCGGATAATCAAAGCTGCTGTGATACCACTTATGGTCTCCTTCATACCAAGCGTAACCGATATACGTTTGCAATTCATCCAGCGTCAGCACCCGATTTGGCTCTTGCCGTCGCTTCATTGCCGCTTTGTATGCTTCTTCTGCTGTTTTTCGTGTTGGGCTATCGCATTCGCAGCCTTCGTTGCGACATCTGTACCAGTACCGCGCGCGATTCCCGTCCGTTGCTTGCAAGTTAAAGATTTCGTTTTTTAGCAGCATCTTTGCCCCACAATACGGACAAAACACAGGGAACTTCTCGTCACTCATTGTCGCTTTCCTCCTTCGGCGCATCCGGGTATGGCATCCAGTGCGTGATGCTCACAGGCTTGTAGTCGTATGTTTCGTCCAAAAACTCCTTTGTGTTTGGACAAAAACACAACGATGGATAGTTCCACCCACTTTCTATATCAAATCCGATGACGTGCGTTCTATTTAGCGGCAGCACCTTGTCCACGGAAAACCATCCCGGCGCACGGCGATTCCACTTTTCCACTACGTCCGAATACTTCTTCCCTCCGACGACAGCTTGATGGCAATGAAGGCACATGCAAATCCAGTCTCCCGCAAAATACGGCATGCCAATATATATTGCCACGTTTGAAGGTTTGTATACATCAGGATTGTTACCGCAGAACGGGCACGGTTTCAGATTATAATCCTGCATTCTTCCTTCTCCTTTCGTCGTTGTTCCACTCTCTCACGGCTTCCGTCTTTGTCCTTTTCGTTCTCCCTGCCCATCCGCAGCGTATGCACATCACCCACCACCCGTTTCCGCCGAGAATTGTATGCCACATTTCGGGATTCTCGCGTCCGCAATTCGGACAAGGTAGCCTTTTTAGTAACATTGCACACCATTCCCCCCTAAACTTGTTGATATAGCATAGACCTCTTGCGTAATCCAGCTCTTAAAGGTTTTTGCTTCGGACTTGCTGCTCCCAAGAACGAGAGCATATAGACCGCTTTCGCTGACGCAAGCCAATTTGCGTTCTTGGAACGTTCCGTCCGAGCTGGTATGCGTTAAACGCACTGTAACTCTTTCGTCCTTATCAAGGCGGCGCGTCGCTGTTGGGTCGATGTCCAGCGCTCGACAAATGTCAATCGTCACAAACCACAGTCTTGGTTCTCCCTCTTCGACGAACACTCGGATGTTTCCAAACTGTTCGCTCTCCAAAATGATGATTTTGTGCATGACTTCCATCCTCCTATTCCTTTTTAAGGCAAGTATATCGCATGTGCGGCTTGTCGAAGCCAAGATGCACAAGCCCCGTTGCGCCGTTTCTGTTCTTCCTGATTCGGCACGTTTGCCACGTCAAGCCGTTCGCTTGGCAATTGTGGTACATCTGCCATCTGTCGCTGTTCGCGTCCTGCGGCTCTTCCGGCTCATGCAGGATGAGAAACACGTTCGCGTCCTGCTCAATCGCGCCGCTGTCTCGCGCTTGCGACATATCCGGCTCGCTTTTTGTCGCTTTGCCGAATCCCTTCTCGCTCTCACGGTTGAACTGCGTCATACAGAGCAGCGGAACGCCTAAATCCATCGCCATCAGCTTTAACTCGCGGCTGATTTGCGTAACTTCCTCCGTGCGGTTTCCGCACTTCTCATCGGCTCTCATGAGTTGGATGTAATCAACTACAATCAGGCTCAACCCCTGCTTGCTTGCTTTCATCTTCGACGCTGCGTTGCGGATTTGCAAGGGCGTGACCGCTCGCTCCTCGATGCTGATTGGGAGATTCGCGACAGCTTGATAGCACGGCGTTATGCGCTCGAAATCTGACAGCTCCATTTTGCCAGTGGACAGCTTTTGCAAGTCCACCCCGGATTCGTTCGCCAGAAAACGTGCTACAATCTCTGCCGGATTCATCTCCAAGGACACCATCAGCACCCCGCCGCCGTGTTCTGCGACGTATTTCGCCATGCAGATAGCCAACGACGTTTTACCTACGCCCGGACGTGCGCCGATGTAAATGAGCTGTCCCGGCTTGAATCCGCCGAGCCTATTATCAAGGTCTGCGATTCCGGACATTATGCCGTCTTGCTTTCCGATTGAATCCACAAACGCGAACACTGCGTCTTTCATCGTTACGCCGTCATCGACGGCTGCTGATGATTGCGCCGCTGTTGCGCATTCCGCTTGAAGAGATTCCACCGACGCGCCGGGATTGCCCACGTCTTGCAGAATTTTTCTCGCCAGTGCTGCAAGCTCGCGACGTTTCGCGCACTCCGCCAGAATCGCTATATATTGCCGGGACATGACAGGAGAGATACCCATTTTTACGCATTCCATCAAGAGGGCGGTGTTTTGCAAGTCGCATTGTACCTCTGCGTCCAGCGTTACAAGGTCAACGTTCTTTCCTTGCTTTGCAAGTCGCATGATGCCGCGCTGACAGGCTTGCATTTCTTTTAACCCGAAAATGCTGTCCGGCAGTGCTGCAACCTCTTGTGCGACGATTGCATCCTGCATTGCAAGCCCAATCAGGCTCTTTTCCGCGTCCTCGTTAATGTATGCGTCCATAATTAGCTAAATCTCCCCGCTAATTCTTCCAACTTCACTCGTTCCTCTGGATGCTCTAAAGCTCGTTGCTTTGCGTACTTTTTGAATACCTCCCCGAACGTTACCGACGGCGGCTTGTAGTCGTAATCTGCGCTTGATACTACCGGGTATTTCTCTGCATCAATCCGCGCTTGGCGTTCTTCCTCTTGTCGTTCTTTTGCGCGTCCGTTAATTACGCCTTTTAGGTATCGAATATTCGGTTTTCCTGCTTCCCCGGCGATTTTGACGCATTCCAGAACTTCTTCCGTTCCGTTGTCCGCCACAAGCTGGTTGAGCGTCTCCATTGTCGCCGTCGTGTCGGGGAATCCCTGCCGTTTCGCTTCGTCCAGCACCTCGTTTGTGCCTTGCTGGATTTCTGCTGCTTCTTCGTCGCTGATGAAGGATGCAGGGGTACGCACTTCGGGCTTCTGCTTTGTTTCGGGATTGAGCTGTGCCGGTTCAGGCTTCGCCTTTTTCGGGCGACCGCCAGCGCGTCCGGCTTCCGCCCTCTCCTCGCGAATTTTCATCACGCGGTCGAACTCGCGTTTGAGCGAAAGATAGACAAAGATGGCATTCCCTTCCGGCGCTTTGCTTTCCCCGGACGTTGCGTAATTAAGATACGCCTTGATTGCTTTCCCTGCTTCTTCGTCCGTCAGGTAGGAAAAATCTTCTGCCATGATTGTCTGAATCGTCACATACTCAAGCTCCATTTACTTTCTCCCTCCGTTAAAACGGCAAATCCTCGTTGTATACCGGGGTGTACTGCGGCGCTGGCGGTTGCGCTGCTCCGCGTGCTTCCGTCTGCGGTGCATCCTGCTTCGCGCTGTCCAGAAACTCAACGTCCTGCGCAAATACTTCCAGCGTCGCGCGTGTGCTTCCGTCGTTGGCGGTGTATGTGCTGACGCTGACGCTGCCAATCACACACACCTTGCGTCCCTTGGCAAGGTACTTTTGGCACGTTTCCGCTTGTTTGTCCCAAACGGACACGCGGAAGAAGTCTGCTTCCGCCTTTTCACCCGGTTTCGCGCGGCGATTGACAGCAAGCGTGAAGTTGGCGACGCTCTTGCCGCTCTGCGTTGTGCGCAACTCAACGTCCCGCGTTAGATTCCCGATGATAGTCAGCTTGTTCATTGCTTTTCCTCCCCAGTTTGTACAGCTTCGCTATTTTTTCGTCGATTTTTACGGGCTGAATGTGGTACTTTGCATCAAAATCCGCCTGTGCCATCGTGTGGCACTCCGTGTGATGTACCCGGCAAAGCGGTTCACACGTCAGCCCGATATGATTGATTTCCGTACGGTCTGCGCCCATGCCGACGCGCTCCCAGTGGTGCAAGTCTGACGGTCTGCGTCCGCAGACGGCGCACTGCTTGTGCATCACGCAAGCATAGATATACGCGCCGATGTCCTCCGCGTACTCCACAAGCGGCTGTTTTGTCGGAATGTCGTTGATAACGCAGAACTCAACAAGCCAATCAATATAGAGCCGCGCAGTTGTCATATCCACGTCGGATAGGCTAAACGCCTTGATTGCCTCCGCTTGCAGCTTGTCAATCCGCGCTCGCAGAAACTCCGCCTTGAGCATCGTGTTTAGGTCGCTTTTGTCGCCCTGCCCGATGTATCCCGTCGCGGCGGCAATCTCGCCAATCAGCGCCCACGCCTTGCGGCGTTGCTCTGGACTAATTGTGCGGCAGTCCTGCCAAAGCACCGTAACGGTATCAGACAGGTTTTCCGCATCGGGGCGGGCAGTCTGGATTGTCAGGCTGCCCGGCTGCTCGATGACTTTGCCGATTGTCGCAATCATGGCTCACTCCACGGCTCGCGTTTGGTTTCTTCTCGTGTCGGCTCTTTCTCCCAGCACCGCCACTTTGCGCCGTAGTCCTCTGTGTAGATGTGAAATGTATCAATGCCGATGTTGTAAGGTATAACCCACCACGGGTATGCATCCGTTTTCAGCCATGCGCGAATCGGGATGTTGTCTCGCAGTTCCAACCACACGCGCGCCGTCTTCTTGTTTTGCGCGCTTGCTTCGGCGAACGTCAGAACGCGGTTTCGCTGCTTAGTCGTCATCGTCACTTTCTTCCTCCATTGGCGGAAATTCTGAATCGCACGTCGGGCAACGAATCCGCGCTGTTCTTCTTTAGGCATTCTTTTCCCTCTCCCACAGCTTTTCCGCCCCTTTCTCCATGCGTTCTGCTTGAAGTTTGTAATAATGTTCCCGTGCAGATTTACAGATTTTTTCTCTGTGCGCCAAGTAATGTTTGCGATTATATCTCCGCCAATTTTCTTTGTTTTTCCAGTAATATTCGCAATTCCGTTTTTGCAACTCTTCCTTGTGGGCTTGATAGTAAGCCCGCTGATATTCGCGACGTGCTTCCCCGCGTTCAGCCATCCGCGTCAACTCGCTTTCCTGTGATAAATTCCGCTCTCGGCAGCGTCTCAATCCATGCGCAGAACGCCCTCCATTCCGGCAGACGGTGGTTTTTCCGCTGCTGGTAGATGGTTTTGAGCTGGCGGTAGTTGGTGGTCATCCGCGCTGTTAGCCGCAAGCCAACAGGCACGTTGTAGAGAACTGCAAGATACCGTTCCGGCGTTGGGGCTTCCTTGTACTCCGCGACCAGCTTTTCCACAAGCTCGATTGACTCCCGGCGAACGTAGTCGATGCACTGCTCGTCGATGTCCATGCTTGTTATGCGGTGCATGGTCGACTGGCTCGAAACGAAGTCCAGAAAATGATACCGTTCGGCTTCCACCCACGCCTTGACGGTAAACGTGAGGTCGAACTGCACGACGATTCCCGTCAAAAATTGGTCGTGTCCTCTTCCCGTCGGGCAGTTGGCAAGCGCCATCGTCCGCTCCGTGACTTCCGCGCTGCATTGCTCCGTGTCGGTTGCCATCGGATAGCGGCTTGCCTTTACACTCGACGCAAGCCCCATGATTTCGACGTTGCTGACTACATTCATTGCCTTTCCCCTTTCTCAATTCGCTCCACCATGTCAAACGGGTCGTCGAAATCCAGCCGGATGCCCGTCTTTTCCAATACCTCATCAATCAATTCCGCTGTTGTGAAGTACGCGCCGGGTTGAAGATACTTTTGCGTCGCCGTCAGCATCCGATGAATCCGCTGCGCGCCAAACCCGAACTCCTCTTTCATCGCAAGGCACATTCCGGCAAAAATCATCTTGATTGCGTGGCGTTCCGCGTCCTTCGCTCCGCGCTCATACTCGCGTTCGTAGCCTCCCCGCGCCCTCATGATGCTCTGCGTGGCGTGGGTCATGTCCCGCGCCGCTCTCCTGCGTTCTGCCCTATTCATTACGATGCCTCCCGGAAATTGGCTTTCACCGCGTCCATCAGCGCCTTTGCGTCCGCCATCGTCATCTCTTTCGTCGGGATGTTGCGGACGATGTTTGCTTCCACAAGCGCGGCGCGAACTCTGCCCAATTCCTGCATATCCATGCCGATGTTGCTGCATTCGCGCATGATGTAGTTCGTCGGCGTTTCTGCCGGGTTCTCTGCGTTCTTTGGCTGCGGCTTCGGCTGTTCGTGCTTCGCCTCGTGCTTGGTTTCGTAGCTCTCGCCGTCCGGGTCGGTCATCTCCTCCGTAGGGATGCAGAACACTTGAAACAGCGCGTATTTGTAAGCAATCGCCATTGCCTTGTTGCTTGCCTTGTCGCCGCTGTCCATGCCCTCGCCCAGCGTCACCGCCTCGACAAAGCTACCATCGGTGGCATAGAAGCGGAACGCGATTTTCAGCAGACTGTAACGCAGTTCTCCGCCTTTCGCTGTTACCTTGATTTCTCGCGTCTGCTCCAAAACCTGCGGAACGGTGAAAATCTTGTTTTTCGTCAGGATGGGCTTCAAGGCGTTCATCACATCGTCGATGCCGCGGAACTTAAAACCCTGCTGTTGGTTGTACTTGTCCTTGCCGATTGCGGAAATGTCCGCCATCGCCGCGCTGATTGCGGCGTAAATCTGCCCGTTTTCCATGACTTATTTCCTCCCTATCATGCTTCTCATTCTGTCGGCGGCGGCTTTCCGCTGTTCCTCCGTCATATTTACGCGCTTCGGCGGCGAAACTTTCAGCCACTTCGCCGGGACTTTACAATACAGACAGCCGTGGTTTTCCTGCGGTGTTTTCACAATCTCGACTTCCTCCGGGTGCGCGTCTCGCAGTCTCATGATGCGCGTGATAAGCCACTTCTCATCCGTGGAAATCCACATCGTTTTGTCCGTGTACTCCAAGCACGTTTCCATCGTCGTTCCTCCCGTCAGCATTCGTACCATCTCTGATACTGGTCGTTGATGTGCTTCTCCCAGCGCCAATCTTCACCCGTGCGGCTGGCTTCGTCAACTCTCCGCACGGGCTTCCTGCACCCTCGCGGCACTTCGTCCGTTTGGCTGCATCCGCAGTCGCAGCGCTCCCCGCTATCCAGATATGCCCCGCACAGGCAGCATCGTCTTGCCATTTCGCTCACCCCTTTTGCACCGCGAAAACCGGGTCGCGCGGAATAATCTTGATACCGGGTACGACTTCGCCCGTAATTTCATCAATTGCCTGTCCGTTGTTCTCTGTAATCAACCCTTTCAGCGCCGTCCATTTCAGCTTCGGCACGTTCTCCACGCAGGACGGCGCATTCTCGGCGCACCACGCGATAATCTGCGCATCGTCGCGCTCGTACTCCGGCGCTTGCGCCTTGCGGACAAGAACGCCGCTCGGCAGCTTGTACTTCTCGCTGGTCTTCGTCGCCTTGTGCGGAACGGTGTCAAAGTAGCTTTCCAGCAGGGCGGTGAAGTATTCAATGCTCTGCTGGTTGGACTGCGCCACGCGTTCACTCTGCGCCTTGTAGTAGTCCTTCCACTTCTGCGTGTCGGCTTCCAACTCCGCGATGCGGCGAACCGCCCAGTCTGCCTTCTGGTCGTTGTCGATAACAAAACCCGTGCGTTCTTCCTGCTCGTTCTCCTCGATTTCGTTGATAAACTGTTCCATATATGTTGACTTCCTTTCGTTTTTGTGTTAGAATGGCAGTGGCTTAACCGCCACATTACCCTTTCTGTCTGCTCGTGTTCGCGCTTTGTACCCGCGGCACGGGCGCTTTTTTTTTATGCCCTTCTCCTGGCGATTGTGCCGTCAGGGTTCATCAGCCCGCGCGCAACAAGGTCGTTGCGCTTTTTGCGCTGGCGGAGGACCTCGTTCTCCTGCTCCTGCGTCGGGTAACGCTTGCGCCGCTCCATCTCCTGCTCAAAGTCGCTGACAGTGACGCGGATGGTTTCGTGCGCCTTTCCGCCGATGCAGATGTGCGGCATTTCGCGCATGAATTTCCGGGCGCTCTCCTTGCTGATGCAGAGAATTTCGGCGACGCGCTCGGTGTTGAGGTACTGCGTCATTTCGCGCCACTCCTTTTCTCGATTCGCGCAAGCGTGTCAGAGAGGCAAGCAACCGCCTTTTTGATTAACTCGACATACTTGTCGCGGTTCATCAGGTTGTCGATTTTCCCGTCGTCGCTCACGTCGCGCTCAATGGCTTCCTGCAATCGCAGAATGTCCTCGATTGCGTACCGATTTCGCAGGACGCTCCCCATCGTCGTCGTGTCGCTAATCGGGCTGTAATGCCGCCGATAACTGTCACTGTGTGACAGCATCCAGCGATGCCACAGCATAGGGCATTTGTACAGCTCTTCAAGCTGGTCGATGACTTCCGGCGACGGCTCTGCTTCGTCTCCCTCCCAGCGGCGGATGCACGATTCCGACGTGTGAATTTCCTGCGCCACCTGCCACAAGCGCAGCCCTGCTTGCTCTCTGGCGGTTCGCAGCTCATAACCGCGAAATTCCGGCATTTACTTAGCCCCCCTATCTGCTACAATATTAGTAGGCGCAAGGGCGAAAGCCGTCGCGATTACCTCCGCGATGAAATTGCCCTGTGCGTCAATTTCCCCCGCCTGATACCGCCCCGTCTCGGACAGTGCGCGGCTATACGCCCGCTCGAACGTCAGCTTGGTGATGTCGTCCGGCGTGTTAATTCCAGCCATGTTGCAAACCGCGTCGTAGACGATGCGCATTGCGGCGCTGTCGCCCAGATGGTTGCGAATCTGCTTGACGATTACCGCGTCGATGGGACACCAGCGCAAGCCCTCGCCTTCCTCCGGCTGCATCGTTACCCCGGTTGCTCGTTGGAAGTCAGTCATTTTGATTAGCCTCCCTCAGTTGCTTTGTTTTGGCAAGCAGCTTGTCCATCGCGCTCTCATACGCTCTGTAAACGGCATTCGCGTTGTGATAGCGGTCTTTCCATTCATCCCCGACGCTACACCGCTGGAACATTTCCTTGTGCTTCTCTTTCCGCCCAACTCGCGTACTATACACGATTTCGTTCCAAACGCGGCTTGCAAAACTTTTGCTGTCGCATACCATGTCAAGGTTACGGATGATTTCGGTTGCATTGCGAAGCAGCACATCGCTGACCATGTTCGCTTCCCAGATTGCCGAACGCGCCTCTGCGTTTGGCACGACCTTTTCCGGAATCACAAGCATTACCCTTCCCCTCCCTTAGACAGCAACTGCCGCCGTCTTGTCCATCTCGTACTTAACCGCCAACAGCAGTGCTTCCATCACGGCTTCATACGCGTCGTATGCCTCGCTGATGTAGTCCCAGTTCCCCAGCTTCGCGAACTCGTCGCGCGTCATGGCTTTCAGCTTTTGCGTACTCTTGCGAATGGCGAAAATCGTCTTGTTCGCGTCACCGCGCGATACGCAACTGCTCATGCATTGGCTTTCAATGCCCTTGCCGTACTCGTCCAGCAGACGGTTCACGATTGGCACCTTGATAACTTCATTGCTCATTGTGATACCCCTCCATTTCATGCTCAACAGCCAACAGCATGGCTTCCATCACGGCTTCATACTCGCTGTATGCTTTGTTGATGTCGTCCCAGTTCCCCAACTTCGCGAACTCGTCGCGCGTCATGGCTTTCAGCTTCCGCGCACTATGGCGGATGGCGAAAATCGTCTTGTTCGCGTCACAGCGCGATACGCAACCGCGCTGGTTTGCAATTCGCGACTTGATAGAATCCTTTTCCATTGTGATACCCCTTTCTATCTTTGCGCTTTTTGCGCTGTTAGTCGATGAGTTCCCACCAATTCACGCCAAGCGTCGGCGCAAGCCTCTTTGCGGTGTTTGGTGTTACGTTCCTCTTGCCGCTATCAATCAGCGACAACATGGATTCGGAGATTCCCGTGATTCTGGCGATGTCCGCCATTTTTAACCCGCGTCGTTCTGCAAATTCCCGGATGTTTGACAACTTTTCTCCCTTCTCCGACTTTACAACCAGTAAAGTTTTTTCGCTAAAAAAATGATTTTCTTTCTTCTTCGGGAGGGGGCGTTTGATTTTCATTCCCCCCGTGTGTTATCCTATTTGTGCAGGATTCTGTTTTCGCGTCGTCCCTCGCGTTCTACGCTGATGTAGGTTGCCACCTCGTTAATCAGCCATAGCGCGGCGATGATTGCGACGCTCAGTCCCAAAAAGACGAATCCTGCCGGGTCTGCGTGTGGCATTTCCGTGTCACTCCTCTCGTAATAGTTCTCGGTGGGAAGTGTGAAATACGTCCTCCAGCGCTACCAACACAGGATAGGACGGGTCACGCTTCCCAGTCTCAATCATGCTATAAGCCTGTACCGTAATTCCGAGTTGCTTTGCAACATCGGCTTGCGACCAGCCTTGCAAGGCTCTGACCCGCTTTAATGCGGTTCTCATTGTTGCTCCCTTCCCATCAACTCTCAGCAAGTGTTTTCCGCTTGCTTGTTGCCATTATACATCAACTTTGCGTTGATGTCAAGAGGTTTTCAATGTTTTCGCGAGAAAAATTTGCTTCCCGCCTTTTGGCGTTGCGCAAGCAAGCAGGGCTTTCCGTTGCGGCGCTTGGTGATGCGCTTGGTATCTCCGGCGCGTCCGTAACGCAGCTGGAGAAGTGCCAGCGTTCACCCAGCGTTGAGGTATTCGGAAAAATTGCCGACCTCTTCGGCGTTTCCTACGATTATCTTGCCGGGTGCGACGGTGCGCCGTCTCCAAAAGAGACGGACACGCTCTACTTGGAGATTTCCGCGCTTGCTCCGTCAGACCGGGAAGAAGTCATGCGGTACGCTCGCTATGTCCGGGCGAACCCGCGCAAGTGAGGTGATGCACCGTGCCATTCCCGGAAATTCTGCTTGCGCTGCGGCTCTCGAACGGGCTGACCCAGCAGCAGCTTGCAGAACGCGCCAACGTCGCAGAGATAACAATCCAGAACTACGAATCTGGAAGAAGCAACCCCGTGCCGACGCGGCTTCTCGCAATCGCGGATGTCCTCGGCGTTTCGCTCGATACACTCGTTGGACGTGATGAGAACGCGTTCTCGCCGCCCGACTTCGACCCGCTGACGGAACAGGTGAAGTCTCTTTCCGCGCTCCAGCGTGCGGATGTGATGAAGTACATCGAGTTCATCAAATCGCGCTCCTGATGCGCGTTTGCGCCGGACACACACTCTACAAAGGCAAAAACGGCTCTCTGTGCGCTTTCAGAAATACCAGTCCCGACGTGTAAGCGATTCTGAGGGCGTTTTTGTGCGAATTAGACGTTGCTTTCGCGCAAAGCCTTTTTCGCGTCCGCCGCGTCGTGATGGTGTACTTCACCCGGTTCTCGATGTCGGGCGGGTTGACGTGGTACACTACTTCTCGCTCCCCTCAATGGCGTGCTGGATGATATGAATCATCTGCTGGTTGACGCTTCTGTTCTCGCGCTCTGCAAGGACTTGCAGCTTGCGATGAAGCCCCGCGCCCATCCGCAGTGTGACTTTCCTGCTGTCTGCCGTCATTGTGCCGTCACCTCTCTTTTATTATATAGTGCCGTCACCTTGCTGTCAAGGTGCTGCCCGAAATTTTTTTGAAGGTGGTGATTCCCTTGCCGTCCGAACTCCCGAAGTTTACGCTCCGCACTGACAAGCAGACGCTTGACAAGTTCCGCGTGGTTGCGCAAAAGAACCTGCGAACCGTCAACCGCGAATTGGAGATGTTAATGCGTCAGCACATCGCGGACTATGAGGACAAGCACGGCGAAATCGTCCTCCCTCAAAATAAGGAATGATTGCTATGCAGTCATATCCTATGCAGGAATGGAGGTGAGTATGCCTTGCTTGAATCAGAATATCGTCTCTGCCGTGACTTTCAGCGCGGCAAACAACTTTCGGCGGAACAGCTTGCGCGGTTGCGTTCATCTGGCTTCTTGGAGCAACCGCTATGCCCCGCAGACATTGAAGCACATCCGCCGGACTATGTACCGCAGTTAAACCGTCACGCTCTGGAAGAGATGGAACGGTATCGGTCAGGTCGCTTTCACTTGTTGCTCGAAACATTTGATTCGCTTCTGCATTTCTTTGATTCGAGGTTCTAACTGCCGTTTTCTCTGATACACGTTCACACCTCCAAGGTTACGAAAGGGGTATCACGATGAAGAAGTTTGTTTCCGTTCTGCTGGTTCTCTGCTGCCTGATGGCTTCCTGCGTTTCCGCGTTTGCCGAAAGACAGCCGGTGCAGGGTGGACTTACAGATACGCAGGTTGTCGAATTTTTATCCATCCTTGATGATAGCATTTTTGACTCTGTATCCATATCATCGAACATGGACAACTTTGACGTTAAAATTATCCACGACGATTTTGTTACCTACAAGAACTGCTACCCGTCCGCTTTTCAAGGACTCATTGATAGATATACTTCGCTTTTTATCCAGTTCGCACGCTATATTTGGCTTAATTATAGCACCCATTCACAGCTGACAGTAAAGTTTGTTGACGTTACAGATAAGCAAGAGTCTGCGTATTATACCTTTACCGCATTTAATGGTAAATTTTCATGTTACACGCCTTATGTTTCAATCAGCAAAAACAACAACTATGTAAAAGCCGGAGCAAACCCTGCGATACTTCGCGAACTTATTGACACCTACGGGGTTTTTAAGGATGACTACATGATTGTATACTCTGCGGATTCCGGATACTCTATCATTACTGATTCAATTTACCCCAGTATATTTACCGACTTGTTAAATGATGGAGATTCCGCCGCATTAAATCAATGCTTGGAGTTTCAGAAGTACCTTTTATCAAAGTTAGTGGACAAGCTGCCTTGCGACAAAGAGAAGCTGAAAATCACTGTTTTATTTCAAGACCCAGACAGTGATGATTATCTCGGCTATATCGGGTACGATTGCGGAAATCTCTCCGGTCTCATCGCACCCTCCTCAACCAAATAACACCCTAATGTCCACTCCCCCCAGCGCATCGGCAATGCGAATTGCTGTCGTAACGTTGGGGGTTCGCTGTCCACCCTCGTAGCGCTGAAACGCAAGCGTCGAAATGCCAACCTCTTTCGCAACGGCTTCCTGCGTCTTTCCGCAGAGCTTCCGTGCTTCAACCATCCGAACGTTTCTCAACCTTCGCCCCTCTTTCTGCATAACCGTTCGGTAGTCTTATTATAGCACTACCAAACGGTTATGTCAAGCGTTTTTTGGAGGTGCTTCATGGATTTTCCCGGACGATTAAAGCATCTGCGCCATGAGCGCGGGTTGACGCAGAAACAAGTCTATTCCGCCGTTGGAATGTCAGCCTTGGGCTACCAGCGTTATGAGTACGGCGAACGCTCGCCGTCTTTTGATTGCCTGATAGCCCTCGCCGACTTCTACGGCGTGTCGCTCGACTATCTTGTCGGGCGTTCCGACGACCCCACGTTCACGCCGTCCGCCGGAACTATTCCTTGCTCCGCCAGCAAGGACTGAATCACCTTTCGCGCCGTTAGCGTCCACATTGCGAACAGCCGCACAGTGCCGTTCTCCGTTTTGACGGGCTTGTAAGTCACCATGTCGGCAAAGTCCCCGGCGACCACCCAAGAGCCATCGGCGCGCTGTATCTGGATGCCAGCGCGGAACAGCGCCTGATTGAACTCGCGTGTTGTCATGCCGTACTGCATCGCCAGCTTTGCCGTGCTGATGGGCTGCGTGTCCGTGATGTTGACGGTCGGCACGTCCGCTTTCTCGCCGTAAACCTCCGGGAACGTCTCTCGGACTGTGCATCCGAGGGCTTTCGCAATGCGCTTCATCGCGTCAACAGTTGGACTTCCCTGTCCGTTGGCGTATCGGTAAATAGTCGGCTTCGAGATACCCGACTTTTCGGACAGCGCGGCGACGCTGATTCCTTGAACCCCGGCAACGTGGAGAAAATGCCGCAGCTTCTCAGCCATCGACCTCACCCCCGAACAGGGCTTCGACCGTCGTGCCAAGCGCACGGGCAAGGCGGATAGCGTTATGCAGTGACGGGGTATTTACACCCCTCTCATACAGAGACACAAGCCCCTGCTCACATCCGATTTCGCACGCAAGCTGCATCTGCGTAAAGCCCTTCTTTGCGCGGAACTCCCGCACTCGGTTCTGCATCTGCATCCCTCCAATCAGTGCTTATTATCAATGCTAATAATAGCACACTCGATTTTATATGTCAAGGTAATATGCAAAAAAAATTTTTGAGGTGTTTTTTATGCTTGGAGATAGGCTCAAGGAAGCGAGGAAGGCAAAAAAAAAGACGCAAGCCGAAATGGCAAGCATCGTTGGAGTGTCGCAAGCGACGTATTCTTGCTATGAGCGTGGAACCATCACGCCGGAGATTACCAGCGTTGTTAAGTTCGCCGAAGCGCTCGGCGTTACCACCGACTACCTTTGCGGACTGTCCGACAACCCGCATGGAACGTCTGACCGCCCTATCCTCGACGCAACCTGCGAGGCGATTATCGCCAAGCTGATGGGTGCGCCGGATGACGTTGTGCGCGAGGCGATGGACTACGTTGAGTACCTCACCGCGAAGGCGGAACGTCGGAAGCGTCAGGAGCGCAAGGAGGAACGTGATAGCTTAAAGCGCATGGCGGACAAGGGGGATGCTGAGAAGGGCGAACCGTGATGTCCCCGGCGCGAATGTCGGGAACATGAGAACCGGCGAGAAAGAACCGCACATCCCCGAACGCCTGAGAGCGGCAAGCGCGTGAGGACAAGCAGGAGAATCAGCAGAGGAGCAGAGCGGAGAAGCAAGATGCCATGATTATATGCCAGATTGCCCCGCTTGTCAAGCCCCCCTGCTAATTTTTTTGTTGGGCAAAAATGGCAAAGCGTTTTGTTGACCCCAACAAAACGTGCGGTGAGAACCATTTGCGTGATGTCGCGAAAATGGTCTGCCTCGTGGCTATCAATTTCGCGAAGCCGCGAAGATGACCATGCTGCGGATGCCCGCAGAAAGGTGCTGGATAAAAAAAAGACCACCGCCGCTGCCACCACCACAAGACCACCGCCCGTCCCTCTCCCCTCCCGCTTCTTCCCCCCTTTTCTCTCTTCCCCCCATACCCCCTATTACTCTATACCCCCTATTATCCACCTACCCCACTCTGTCGAGTATGTGTTCTTGTGGTGGTAGTAGTGGTCTTTTATTATATATTATTTATATATACATACTTGTGTTATATAGCTGCTTATATTATTATATATCCATACTTGTACTATATAGCAACTTATATTATACTGTATGATAATATATATTATATTACACACAAGTATGTATTATAATATAACTATGTCGCGCGTGCGAGGAAACAACCGAACATTTTGCCGACGCCGGCAAATCATCGCCCGAATACTATGTCGCGCGCGAAGGAATAACGTTCGTTTGTAAAAAAAGACCGCCACTGCCACAGCGCGTCAGCGTTTTTTCTTTTCTTGTTTTCTTTTTACATTTACATTTTAATTTGATTTATATTTGCAAAGCAAAGGCAAAGCAAAGCAAAAGCAAACGAAAGCAAAGCAAAAGCAAAAGAAAGCAAAATTAAGCAGTGCTTTTATTTGCTTTGCTTTGGTCTCCGTTCTCTGTACTCGTTGAAATTACTGCGTTTTAGGCGTTTTGCCTGAAACGAAGCGCCCCATTTTCTGACCTTCTCTGACTTTTAAGCAGAAAAATCGGGAAAAGCTGAGCGCTTCTCACACGCTAAATGTTACAATTTTGTTACGCTTAAAATGTTACAGGATTGTTACACAAAACCCGGATAAGCAAATTATAGCGCAGCTTTTCTTTGCTTAGCTTTGCTTAATTTTGCTTTCGTTTGCTTTTGTTTGCTTTCGTTTGCTTTTGCTTTGCTTTCTTTTGCTTTCGTTTGCTTCTACTTTGCTTTCGGAGTCGATGCTCTCCGCAGTCCATATTGTTTATGTATTCATAACATTTTCTTTGCAGAAATTTTCTTTTCCAGCCACGAAAAAAAATCCGCTTGCAGGTCATCCGGCAGTTCCTTCACCTTCTCGACGAGCATTTTAACAACAAACTTTTTATCAAAAACAGGCATATTTTCCTCTCCAGTCGCGTATTTTCTACCGTCCACCGCAATACCATATGCTGACGCGCCGCGGAATATGACTAAAAATTTTCCGTGCGTTTGCAAAATGTTTTCAATTTGTTCACAATTTGTGATGGCACTTTGTTGCGTTTCGCGGCACAATGAAAGAAAAGGAGTGATACACTTGCCACGCCAGACACTAAAAAAGCGCCCAGACGGGCGTTACGTTTGTAAATATAAGGGATTTTCGTTCTACGGGAGAACGCAGTCTGAAGCCCTTGCAGCCCGAGAAGAGTACAAGAAACAGGAAAGATACGGCAGGAAACCACGGGAAAAGTATACGTTCGCGGAGTACGCAGCGGAGTGGCTGCCGACGTACAAGAGCGAGGTGACGGCGAAAGTGTATGACGACTATGTGGCAAGACTTAACAAGATAGCGTCAATCTTGCCAAAAGTTGAGATGCGACTAATTACGCCGTCGGACATACAACGGCTATATAACGCATTTTCTAATTATTGGGATTCCACGCGAAAGAAGGTGGCAATGACAACAAAAGCAGTTTTCCGAGCTGCGTTAGGAGATGGAATTATAGTAAAAAACCCATGTGAAAACATCAAGGCAGCAAAAGGTAAAGCAGGGACACACCGTAACCTCGAAGATTGGGAAGTGACGCTCATCGGAGATACATACCAAGAAACGCCAATGGGATTGTATGCTATGGTGATGCTATATGCAGGTTTGCGACGGGGGGAAGCTCTTGCTCTCAACATTGACAGGGACGTTGACTTTTCCGCTGGGGTAATCCATGTTCGGCATTCGCTACGTTTCGAGCATTCTAAAAGTATCATAGTGCAGCCCAAAACCAAAGCGGGTGTTCGCGACGTTCCTTTATTTCCGCCGCTGAGGGAAGCTCTAACCGGCAGACACGGAAATGTTTTTTCCTTGCCAGCTGGGAAAAATATATCCCTTGGGCTTTGGAATGCGGAATGGCAGAGATACTTGCGTTTTTTGTCCACGGTTGCGCAAAAGGAAGTTGCTATCCGTCAACATGATTGCCGACACACGTTTGCCACAATGTTATATGATGCAGACGTTGACGTAAAAACAGCCACAAAGTGGATGGGACACGCAAACGAGATGATGATAATGCGTATCTATGCACACCTCACGGAGAAGAAGGAAGAAAGTGCCATCGAAAGGGTGGAAAGTGCGCTTGCTAAGCGCCAAAGTAGTCAAAACGGTAGTCACGCAATCAGGCAATCGCCTTGAAATGCTGCATTCTCAACGGATTCACGATTTTTTGATATTCCCATGTCAGGAATATGCTTTTTTTAGGCAAGGTTTTGAGGAAACTTGCAATCCCTTGATAATACTTGATTGCAGCACAATCAGTCGAAATGCGCAATTCCCAAATTCGCAATTTTGACTCTCTTTCCGTCGCACGAAGTAGTCAAAACGGGGGTCAAAAAAAGCCCCTCCATGCAGGGCTGTGCATGGAAGGGAGAAAGGAACTGGAACATTTGACCAACATCGTTATAAACGTTTCTAATCGTTTTGTCAAGCGTTTTTCTGCGAGATAATCTGTGCCCACTTCTTCGCGTCCTGCACACGCTTTCGTTCCTCCGGCGTGTTGACGCTGATGGAATGCAGTGCCGTCTCCACCTGCTGGATGGTCGGAACTGTGTCCAAGTCCGCGCTATGCGTCATAAGGACAACCGCATCCCGGCGTTTCTTATCATCGGCGGATTCCTGCACGCTCTGTGCATCGGCTTTCGGGGCTGACCGCGTGGCGAGGTACTCACGCACTGTAATCAGCGCTGCCAAATCGCGGATGTTCTGCGGATTGTTGCCCTCTTCGATTGCCTTCTCAATCTGCCCATCAATCCACGTCAGCGTAACCACGCAGCCAGCCCCCTTTCCGTTATGCTTCTTTCAGTTCTTCCAGCGCCCGCCGAATCACGTCACGCTTTCCCGGCTCGATGGTACGCATCAGCTCTTCCAGCTCGTCCATCAGGCGCTTGTCCGTGCCGTCGTGGCGGCTATACCGCCCGCGCATATCGCGCCCGCGGCGGCTGTATCGGTCATCGCGGTACATACCGTCATAACTGCCCCGCGCTTCCCAGTCGCCGCCGTTATTGCTGTACCCGTCCGCTTCCAGCATCTCAATCTTGTCGATGTTTTTGATGGTGTCCGTCAGCTTGTGAACAGCTTCGAGATCTCCGGCGGACATATCCTGCTTTTCCGCAATCTCTTGCAGCTCTTCGCAGAGTTTTTCTTTAAGTTCGTGAAGATATTTCATTGCGTTTCTCCTTTCCTCACGCAACCCGCGTGACAATCAGGTTGGCGTTCTGCACGTCAATATCCACGCCAGCGGTATTCTTGACGCTGATGGTTGTGCAGCACCCCGCCGGAACGTCCACAAAGGTATCAATGCTGACGTTCTGGTACTGCGCCGCCGCAGCAGGGGTGACGATGGCGGTAGAAGCCTGAAGCGCCTCACCCGCGATTGCAAGCGCAACAGAGATAGCTCCGGCAGTGCCGCCCGTCGGAATAGCGATATTGCCGCCAAAATTGACGCGGAAACGTGCGCGGCACTGTCCGTTGGTGATGCCTCGCAGCGTCACGATGCCAGAGCCTTCACGATGGACGATGCACCGCGTGGCGCAGACGGGCGTGGCTGTAAAAAGGACGTTGTTGCCATTAGCGACGGTTTGCGCCGCCGCCGCAGTATATTCAGCCATGATTTTTCTCCTTTCAGCGGCAGGGCGTGGCGCGAGAATCCGCGCTCATGCAAGTAACGCCCCCAAACGTGGTTAGCGTTCGGCATATCGCCGCAGTCATAGCCCAGCGCACAGAGCGCCGCATAGGTGCTTCCCCACGTCTCCCCTGCTGCTTTTGATGCTGCACGGACGGCGCAATCTCCGACGCGCAAGCCGCGCGGATTAGGGTTGTAGTGGATATACACCGCACCACCTCCTACTGATTATAGTATAGGCAATTCGGGCGGTTGGGAAATGCAGACAAAACGCTGGAAAGATGCAAAAAAACTTGCGAAAAATCTTAAAAAGGCGTTGACAAGTTGTGCAACTTGTGCTATAATACATAGTGTCAAGGGGAGGTACAAAAAGAACCCCGGACAGAAAGAGGTAATGAACATGGCAAAAGCAATTGCCACCTACAAATGCCCTGATTGCGGCGCTACCGTTGAACGCCGCATTGACGGCTTCAATCGCCGGGACGCGAACAGCAAAAAGGAATGGGCGGAAGCTCATCCCCTTCTTTGCGCCGACTGCTACCGCAAGCAGCAGCGCGAAGCGGCGGCGGCATTAAGCCTTCCGACCATTCACGGCGTGAGCGAAAAACAAGTCGAATACGCAACAGACCTGCGTGCGAAATTTGTTGCGCAGCACGAAAAGACAGTCGCGGATGCTATCGCTACCCGCGACGACCCCGACAAGCAAGCCGCGATTGCGGCGGCGGCGGAAAAAGCAGGTATGACCATAGAGGAATTTATTCGCCAAAACCTTGACAAGTTTCCGTACAAGTGGCTATATGCTGCCTATGTCGTCTCAACCGCCACCGAGGCGAGGGACATCATCGATACGCTTACAGCCCGCTAAGACAAGTTCGGCGCATGGTTTGTAAATCAAGTCCGGGCACGCCCGGAGAATGGAGGATTATATGATTTACAAGAAGCAGGACATCGACCGCGCCTTTACGGAGACGGTCGCGGAGTTCCTTTCGCAGGGATACCAAATCAACACTGGGAGCCGGAGCGACCTCTGCGGCAGGCAATACTCCGGAGAAATTGCCTGCGTTGATTTGCGCAAAGAAAATGACCTTTTGCGCGTGCGGATTTACACCACGAAACGTGAGCGCTATGAGTTCTATGTTCTGAGCGTAGGTCAGCGCTCACTCCCGCGCGCAAAAGACTCCGTGGAGCGCGAAATCATCAACAACTGCACATTTGAAACCATCAGGGAAACCTGCTTCTATCCTGTTGACAAGCATTCCGTGTACGGGGCACGGGTGTTCGGCGACGAAGCGACGGCAAAGGCTGCACAAGAGAAGCGGCAAAAGCGGCAGCAGATGCGGCAGGTCAGTCGCCGCCGTGAACTTCCAGCGTGCGCAAAAGTTGGCGTCATTCGCTGGCTGCGCAACCAGCCGCGCATGAAAACGTGCCGCCTTGATGAGGTTGAAAGCGTCAGCCGCCTGAATAAGGTTACGCTTTCCTCCTTGATTCCAGCGACGGAGCTGGAATGCTACGAAATCAAGGCGCGGGGACGTAGTTTTAAGCTCTACCAGCGCAAGGAAGCCTGACCCGCCGCACAGCGGCGGCGGACCGCACAAAAATCCGCCGCCGCAACGCGCCGAAATCATTTTAGGCGATGAAAGGAGCAGCACAATGAAGAACGCAGGGCGCGTCAGCGTTGACCTTGCGCCAATCGTAGCGCGCGCAATGGCATTCCTCAACCCCGACGCGGTGGAGCGGTTTTATGCGCTGTCACCAGCGAAATACTATGCGGACACCATGCGCGGCGCTGGCAAGTCGTCTGTCGCAATTACTGCCGGACGCGCGGAACAGCAGATTGTTTCCGCTCACGCGCTGGGCATTCTCCGCGCCGCCGAGGAAGCCACCATTCGCGGACTTCTCCGCGCGGTTGACCGCAAAACATACGATAAAACGCATGATACCATTAAGTCATCCCCGCATGGCGCGGAAATTTCGCTTGATTCCTGCCTGATTTTCGACAAAAATCTCGATACTGCGCTTTATCGCACGATGCTTGCATTCTTCCAGATTCTTGTTTCCGGAAGAAAAGTCGCCAGCAATGACAGCTTCGCCGACCTCTCGGACTGGCTTTTGTTGCAGTCCAACATCAAAAGCATCCGAAAAGAGCAGACGACCTCGGACGATAAAAAAGTCCTGCAAAAACATTTGGGAAAGCTGCCTGTCGCTGGCTTCGGCGACCTGTACGACCGTTTTGCCGTGGAAGCGATTGACGAGTTCGCGCTCATGTACGATGGCGCTGGCATTGATGTCTCGGATTACACCGCGGACATCCGCATCAATGCGGACGATGCCGCTATCATTCTTTCCGACACACCCGAAAAAACGGCGCTCAATGCCGCGTCGCTGATGGTTGCCCGTGCAATCCAAAAGGACAAGGCATTTTGCATCAACAAAATCCTTCGCGGCGACGCTGCCGCCTTGGAAGCAGCGCGAATCGCGCAGGAAAAAGCCGAGCAGCGCGCCGCCGCCGCAGAAAAGCGCATTGCCGAGCTGGAAGCTGCCATCCGTCAGCAGGAGAAAGACGCGCAGAAATCATTCGCCGCCCTCCAAACACATGAAGCGGATGCGCACGAGCTGACCGCCCTTCGCGACGCGCTCTGGCGCAGCGCACAGGAAGACACGCAGGAAGCCCCCGGCGACACGCAACGCCCCAGAATCATTCCTGACGGTGTTGTCATCGTCGGCGGGCATCCCGCATGGGCTCGCCGCCTGACCGAGCGTTTCCCTTCCATCCGCGCCTATCCGCACGGCACGACCTGCCAGGAAAGCGTCATCCGCAGTGCGTCGGAATTATGGATTCAGGCGGCGTATATGTCGCATACCGAGTTTTACGCCGTCATCGACGTTGCGCGCGGTTGCGGCATTTCCGTCCATTATTTCAGCGGCGCAGGCACGACAACGGCAATTGATAATCTGCTTAAATGATAGGAGGATAAAAAATGTTAAAAAAAAATGGAAATCGGATTGTTAAGAACGTCATTGTGACGCACGAGCAGAATGAGCAAATTAAGGCGATTGGGCAGCGAATTGGGCTAAGTGATTCGGCGGTTGTCCGCCTTGCCCTATCGCAGTGGCTTGCGGAAAGAACGCAAAAAACTTGCGAAAAATTTTGAAATAGTATTGACAAGTTGTGCAACTTATGCTATAATAATAGTGTCGGGAGGGGTACCAAATAAAGCCCCCCGACAGAAAGAGGTAATGACTATGAAGAATGTTGAGATGACCATCTACGCAAACTACGGGCTGCTTGCTCACGAAAAGCAAACCGTCTGCACCCTCGCCCAAGCTACCAACATCTGCGATACCGTCCGTGTCATCATCCCTAACGTTTCCGGTGCAAACGTCGTGGACGAACCCATCCTCAACCTTGATGGTCAAGATTATCTGCTGTCTGAGGTGCTGACCTCCGTCAACGACAAGCCAGCTTTGCGCTGGGTTGCAAACGGCAGTCACCACACGCGGATGCTGACCATCATCGGCGACTAACGGCAACGAGACGATACCGGGCGGGGCGGTATAACCCCGGAAGGAATGGTGAAAAACCGGTATTACGCAGTGTGTTGCAACCGAGAACAAGATAGAATTATGCTCGCTTGGCATATGGACGAATGGAAAGCATCGAAACAATTAAATGAGCAAAAGGAGCAAAAAAGAATGAAAATTAGCATCAAGAAAGACAAGACCTATCTGGTTGACAAGGATTATTATTTCCCTGGTGATGAGTATGTTATCGACCTTGACCGCCAAAGGGACGACGACCCGCCCGATTCTCTTATCTGTAGGATTGCACCGTGGGAGACGGCGGGCATTCCGCTGACGCTCGAAATTGCTATTTGCAAATCCGGCGAAATTGTGTTCCGCTCGTGGAGCTGGGACGGCAACGGAAACAACTATTTGCACACGGCGGAAACACCAGAAACCTACACCGCAACCGAAGCGCAAAAGGAGACAGTCGCAGGGCTGTTTTCCGGGCGCATCCGCTTTGATGGTCTGCGTTTGACGCCGGGCGCGACACTCCAAAAGGTCTGCCCCATCGACCTCGACGCAGAAGAAAAAAGAGCGAGCAAAAAGATATTCCTTGCGTAAAGGAGGAGGCATTATGCAGCAACTTACGCAGAAAGATATTGCTTGCGTCATCGGTCTGTATCACAAGACGCACTCGCGGAAGCAAGTTGCCCGTGAGCTTGGCTTGTCAGAGTACCGTGTGCGGCGCATTCTCATCGACAACGGCATTTTGAGCGACTACGATACCGCCATAGCTGCCGCTATCGACGCAGGAGATAGCCCCGGAAGATGCAGCACGGAAATTTGGCGTATCGCCGAACGCCATCCGCGCCCATGAAGTTGTGGCGCGAGGATGATGTGCGTTCCGTCATGGAGACGCAGGAGTTCCATGCGATGGCGGCAAAAGCAGCCGCGCGGAAAGCGGCATCCGCAAAAGCCGTCGAAACGAAACGCAAGAATGCCGAAGCCATTGCCGATGACCTCATTGCTTCCATCCACGTTACGCGCTGGGATATTCCCGTGCTGGAAGAGGCGACGCTGAACGCAAAGCAAGAATGGTTTCTCGGACACGGCAATGTGGATATGGCGACCCCAAACACCGAGACGCTGGAACGCTGGATGGTTAATTTCGTCCGTCATAACCTTTGCGAGTATGACGACAAATTGATTGACCTTTTCGGGCTTGTCGGCAAGGAAGAGCTGTACCATCGCCTAAAAACCGAAACCCTTGCGAAAATCGCGGAGGTGTATCCGGAACTTGACGTTGAGTGCAAGCGTCAGGCGCAAGAATAGTGTACAACAAAAAAAAGACCGGGACATTACGTCCCGGCTTTCTTTATATTCCTTTTGGGTAAAATCTCGGAGTATTTCTGCGCTTCGTCGTACTTGGTTTTCAGCGTGTGTATAATATAGTCAATCTTGCGAATGCTCATATTGTACTGCATTGATTGCTTTGTTCGTGTCCAGCCTTTTGCCCGCGACCTGATAATCAGTTCTTCTTCGTCTGACAAACAGGCTTCATCCACAAAAGCATCTACAACCGCTTTTGTCCATACGACTTCGCGGCTCATGTGTTACTCCTTCGGTTTATCCTTTCCATCGGCGACTGCCGCCGCGTCCGTCATGCCCTCGCCGATGATGTAGGCGATAACAGTAGCACCCGCCATGATGATGCTGCCGACCTGCGTTGCGGTTTCATCCGCCACGCCGAATGCCATAATCAGCATGGTTACAAAGGATACAACTGCCGCCCAGAACTTGCGGCTTGTCAGTTTGCGCTTCAAGTTTTCGCTCATTTTGCATTTCCTCCCTTTAGGGCATTGCCCCTCAACCAATTATCAATTTCCCTGCTTGCCGCCGTCATTTCGTCGGCGTTGCCGTTGTGTAACTCATGCTCCAAAAGTGCTTGTACTCCGGCGCACGTTACCATCAGTCCGTCACGTAAGCCGCCGATGCGCTCTTCGTGCCCATCAAGTCGGCGCTTGTCCGTATCCAGCTTGCGATTGATGTCTGATACGCTGGATGCCAGCGCGTTTGTTGGCTGCTCCTGTCGCTTGCGTTCGTCCCTCACATTTTTTCGCGCGGTATAAAATGTATTGTATGCTCCCAGCAGGACGAGAATCACGCCCAGCGCCAGAATCAGTTTATCGGCAGTGATGTTCTCCATCTCAACCTACCCCGCCTTCCAGTGCTGTGACGCGTTCCTCCAGCTTTTCGATGCGTTCCGCAAACTCAGAGAACGTGGGTGTTTCCGTTTTGGAAATACCCACATCGACAAACTCCGCCATCATGTAGCCCTGATTCGTCTCCGTCTCGACGTGAAGCCATCCGCCACTATTCCCGATGACGTTGACAGAAGTGCCGATTTTGACCTTTTCCAGCACCTTTGCGGATTTGCTCGGTTCTGCGCGAAGATTGACCGTGCTGCCGCTCTGCGCTGTCACACGTCCGACGCAAATAACATCGTTGCTATCATCCACCATTGGGGTATCCTCCTTGTATTCGACTTTTTTGAGGTATCCTGCGCACGTCCACGATTTGACGGGTGAAGCGACGAAGCCCGTTGCGCTGCTCTGCGCATTGAGAACCTTGCCGTCCTCACCCATCAGCCCGACGTGGTAAAAATCCCTCAAGTCGCCGTTGTAGTATTTGCCGCCCTGCTTGTAGCCAGACGGCAAAGCATACCGCGAATCACCCGGATTCCGGCACTTGAAAACAGCCATTCCGGGCTTTGCGGCAGAGATTGGGACAAGCTCAACAATTTCCGTCCGCGCAATGCGGTTGCTTCCGTGGTAGATGTGCTGTCCGTGCTGACGATATGACCACACAAACGCGCCGGAGCAGTCAACGTTCCCCGCCTCCGCTGCACCAGCCGTATACTTCCAGTGCTCGTCAAGCATCCGCTGGAAGTCGCCCAGAATGGCGGATACTGCGATTTTGGGCATGATGACACCTCCTCAAACTTGGCACTAACTTGGTACTAACTTGCAACTAACTTGCTACCAATTGCAACTTAGATTGTTGCCGCGTCTTCCTTATTTTCCGCCGCGTCCAGCGAATCATAGTACGCCTGCGCCAGCTTCTCGACTTCCGCGATGTCATCCTCCGTCAGCAGCCCGTTGTCGAGGTGCGTGTACGCCTTATCGAGCCAAAATGCCACATCGCGCCCCGCGGAAATCTCGCGCTTAATCGCGCGCAGCGTCAGGTCGTGCCGTGCCTTGCTGTTAATTGCCATAAAGATACCTCCTTAATTTTGCGTCATGGACGCAATCGCATCCTCAAGATTTTTGATTACAATGGTCACGTCGCGCTGATACGTTACCGTCGCGCCAGCGCCGCCGCTCACGCTGATGACGGTCGTCGGGGCGTAGGTGGTCAGCGCCTTGTACGCGCTGATTTCAGCGGCGGAAAGAGCGGTTTCGACGGGTGTTGCAAGCGACGTCCAAACATACACCTCTTTCGCGTCGAGGAATGCTTTGAACTCATCAAGTGTTGATGTGCCTTTTTGCGCATAGGCAAAGCCGATGAGGTTGTTTTGGTTTGCGATAGCGCCGCCGACAGCTTCCGAACCTACGGTGGTGGAAAAGTGCGTACAAAGAACATTTGTCGCAGAAGTGCCAGCGAACCAAGCAAAGTATCTATCAACCTTTTGTCCGGACGTCTGCCAGTTGAGCGAAGACGTCACCTTGATTTTGGTGATGCGCTGCACGCGCACCCCGCGCGCCAAGTCCACCTCATCGCACACCCACTGCTGCCCGTTCTCGTCCGTGTAGTTTCCGCCGGATGTGACCGGGATGCCCGGCAGCGCGTTCGGCGTTTGCAGCGTTAGCGTCTGCGAATTATTCGCGCCGTCCGACACCGTGACCACCACCGTTCCGCCGTCACCCGCGCTGACAATCGGCACGGGCGCAGTCGGGAGCGGCGTGCCGTCCTGCGTGCTTTTGCCGCATACACGCAGTCCGACAAAAGGCGCGGCAAAAGAATCCGTCGCAGTAATCGCCGCGCCGGACACACTGCCAGACAAAACATTCGCGCGCGCGGAAAGCGTGTTGGCGGTATTCGTGACCGCGCGGATAGCGTCGCCAGCAGCTTTCGCGTCCGCCGCGCGGTTCTCCAGCGCCAGCGTCTTGTCCGTCACCAGCGGCGTAGGAATCCCACCGTTTGCGCCTGTGCCGTAAAGCGCCTGAATCACACCAATCGTGCTTGCATCAACCATTAGTTGCCACCTCCCAGCTTCACCCACGCACCCTGCGCGTTCTTCTGCCACATCGCGCCGAACCCGGCGGTGTACGCCAGACTGCCGATGCTTCCGGATTTCCCCGGCTCTGTGCCATTGGAGATGTCGGCGGCGCTATCCAACATCCACTCAACATAGTCCGTGTGGATAGTCTCGCCGTTATTCCTGCGGATTAGATTCCACGCCATTTTGTGCCGCCTCCTTAATTGTAATGATGATACTATCCGATTCCAGCCCGACGTTGCTGCTCGCGTCAACCGCCTGGAATGCAACAATCCGCGTTCCGCTCCCGGTAAATTGAAACTGCTTTGTGAACGTTATCGTTTCCTGCTGAACGTCATAGATTCGCTCGTTTACTGTGCCGTCCACAAGGAACCGGATTGATGCCGCGTTCTTTTGCGTTACCGCGAACGTCACGCTTTCGCCGACGGCGATTGTCGTTTTGTCCGCCTCAACGCTGATGATTTGCGGGCGCTGTGCCTCAAGCGCTGATACATCGTCCTTCCACGCTGCGTATAGCTTGTTATAATTTTGCGCGGCGGTGTTTGAGCGATATGCCGCCATTTGCAGCAGTTCCAGCAGTAACAATTTTTCCTCATCCGTGATGTACTTCCCCAGAAACTGCTGCGCTGCGGATGTTGCGCTTTCTGCCGCTGCGTTTGCGCTTGCCGCTGCGTTTGTGCAATCTTGCACCTTTGCAAGCACCGTTGTGATGTCGGGGATGGCGTTCTCCGGGTCGTACACTGTCCCGGTTGCCCCCGCCGCGACGCGCCCCTCAAGCCACAAGATAGCCGTCGTGTCCTCGCCGACCGTCGCCGTGACCATCAGGCGGAAACGCCCAACAACCGCGTAACAAGCAGCGGAAAGCGTTACGGATGCCACGCCGTCGCTGACTGCACCTTGGAGAAGAATCGTCGGGTTATCGTCCGTGCTTGCGACACTGTCCAGCCTGATAAAGCTGCCGACAATCGTTGCGCCCGAATCCATGCTGTACGGCGCGCCGTCCTTCTCAAACGCGATTTTCAGCGTGTGGGCGTTCGCCTCGCCTTGCACGAGCGCCGCTTTAAGCGGGGTCATCCGCAACCCGGCAGACAGGTTGCAAGTATAATTTAACTCATTCATGCGTCCTCCTTATTCCGTTCCGGCGGAAATAAGTCCACTCTTGCCGCCCAGCGCCTCGATGATGCCGCTGACGCTCTTGCCCTCCGTTGACATGGTGACTTGTACCTTTTGCGGCTCAAGCAGCACATTGTCCGCGTTAAGTGTCAGGATGCGCTCATCATAGCAACGCCCGAATTTAGGCATTGCAACCCGGCAGATGCTCCCCAGCCGGAAATGGTCGTAGGGTAATCCCGTGATGGCGGACAGCTCCACAAGGGAAACGTCGATGGAAATCGGCGGGGTTTTCTTTTTCGCCAGTTCCTTCTTTGCGTTTTCCAGCAGCGTCTCCTTGTCCGTGATGCTGTTATCCGAGTATTTGCCGCACACGATGCCCCACTCGTCGATGGTGTCCGCGTCGATGTAGTCTTTGCCATCGTTTACAGTGCCGACGGTGATGCCGTTTTTGCCGTATGCATACATACGGGTTACGAGGTCGTCGCGGTCTGTGCTGACCGTTGCGCTGGTTAGCGCGCCGTTAAAACGCGCTTCGCAGGAGACGGTATTTGGCATATTAACGAGATTGAGCGTCCACGGATGAGTGGAGAAGTCGTACTGCCACATCATTTCTGCTGGCGACAAGTTCTTGACGTTGTTGATTGCTGTCCAGATGTTCGTCCCTGCGTCAAAATCGTATGTGAGGTGTTGCGATAACTCGCACGTCCCCATCTGCCAGCGCGTTTCCGGCTGGTAGGTGAGAAGTTGCGCCAGAACATCAACCGCATCAACGGATGCACTGCCGATTTTTAGCTGCTCCGGAAGAAGCCCGTCCATCAGCGTGGAAATAGCGTGGTCGAGGTTGATTTCCTGCGTTGCGTAATTTCTGTATGTCTGCGTGTCCGAGCGCAAGCGGAAGATGCCGACGCTGCCGCCGATGTGGTATAGCTCCACAAACTGCGTTGCGTCCATCCATGTACCGTCCACGAGCGTCATGCTTGCGGTGGAAATGTCGTCGATTGTCAGCGACAAAGACAGCGAAGACGGGCGCAAGCGCTTGATTTCCCGCAGATTTTTGTCCAGCAGACGCGGCAAGCGGACGTTGTTGGTGTACGCCTTGCTTGCGTCCGGGTCGGGGATGATGCCGGAAACGTAGTCGATTGTGAGGTAGATATCGCTAACGTCTACGTTAAAAGTCCGCTCCTTTGTATCCATGTAAACTCTATCCCAAAGCTGGAAAGATAGCGTTACAGTAAGCGACGCAGTGCTTGCGCCATCAGGAAGCGTCACCGTTGCAAATCCGGCTTCGTCAACGTGGATGTCGTTCACGTCCTGTTTCCGCTGATTTCCCCAAGAGTCGCGCTTGAAGTCTGCGTGCACTCGTGCGGATGTAATCACTGCATCAGCCGGGAGCACAACCGGGAACGTGACCTTCGCTCTCCCTATTGTTGGATATCCTTCCTCCATTTTCCAACCGTTTGGGTCGTCTTTATCGTAATTGATAACAAGGAAACACTTTGTTTTTGACGTTAGTGTTACTTCCTGCGGTGTGCCGTATGCTTTGTAGTTAATATTTCCGCCCCCTCGCTGTGACCGTCAGCGACAAAAGCCCGTCGCCGCTGAACGACACTTTATTAATTCCGGGCTTTAGCGTGATTTCATCGGCAGACTGTCCGTTTCGGTTGCCCATCGCGGATGCCCCCGCTGCCGTGATTTGCTGGATGCCGTTATCGTCGTGTACTATGCGGATTTCCTCGCCCGTTTTCACGCTGATATTCGTCAGCACGATTTTTTCGCTTCCGCAACTGATTGCAACGTTTGTCAGCGGGTCGATTGCCACAAAAACCGCTTCAAGCGGACACGCCACGTCCCCGCGATTGTAAACCGTCAGGATGCCACTTTTGCTTGCTTCAACTGTTTCCATTTTGGAAACAGTTGCTTCCTCCCACCATGGACGCTGATATGCCGTCAGCTTGATTTCCAGCGTGTCCGTCCACTTGAGCGCGGAAACACTCGCCGCCTCGATGCTGTCGATGTACAACCGCTGTCCCGGACGATATGACGTGTGCAGATACTGCCCACCGCTGCCCCAGCGCATGATTTTACTGAGGACAAGCTGCCTGTGGATGGTGTTTGCTTCGTGGATTTCCACGGCGATTGTTACCGTGATGGACTGCCGAAGCTGCCCGGTGAGGAACATTCCCCCGCCGGGGCGTGCTTCGGTTGTTACGGCTTCTTGTGGCGCGTCCTCCGAAATGTCGATGATGATGATGGACGGGTCGATGTCTTCCAGCGCTTCTTCTCCCATCCACGCGCGGTATCGCGTTACCATTTATCGCGCCACCTCCATCAGATTCCCACGGATGCCCCTGCCTATTATTTTGTTGACGATAGGCGCAACCGTCGTTGCGACGGTTTTGCCGTCCACGCTGAATGTGTTATTGATGGTTGTTGGCGGAAGCCCGGAAACCGCGTTCGCAATTTCGGCCGGGTTTGTAACTTGAACGCAGAGAACGCCGTCGCTATTGCTAAAAATGTTGGGTGCGCTATTGTTTTTCAGGCTTTCCTTGTAGTTCTCCATCATTTCTCCAAACGCATTGTAAATAGACTGCGTTACAAAATCTTCCTGTATCGTTCTACTTTCGATTTCTTTTGCTGCGTCAATGGCGCTTTCGATGGCGGAGAAAACATTGCCGCCCGTTGTTTTTTCTTGCTGTTCGCTCGAAGGTGCGCCGATGTATGTATTCGGCACAAATTTAGGGTGCGCTGCGTTGGCAATAATCGTGTCCATCATATATAGTGGCGGCATATCTTTTGTTGCTCGATTGTTCCACTGCTCCGCTTCTTCGGCTTCCCGCTGACGCTGGTTTTCCTCCATGCGCTGTTCCAAAATGTCAACGATGTCGTTCATTTCCTGCGTTTTCATTTTGACAAGCCGATTCCACCGCTGCGCGCGGGCTTTGATGTCGTCGGGCATTAGCCCATCTTCAATCATGTCCGCATAGCCGCTTCGCGCTCGTGCCTTTATCGCATGTAGCGCTTTTGCTTCGTCTTTATTAAAGGCGTTTTTATCTTTTGCAACGTCGTCGAACAGGTCGGCATATCCAGCGCGCGAACCACCAAAGTCATGAACCCACGGTTTATCTTTTATTTTATAATCAATCTGCTTGAACCCCAACTGTTCGAGAAGCGCGTTTATGCCGGGAATTTCTGCTTCCAGCGTCTTGCGCATTTTGTCAATGCCAGCTAATAACGAGTTGTTATTTTCCGCCATGTATGCCGCGATTTCGTCCTTTTGCTCAAACGCTTCGAGCGACTTTTGCACGGTTTCCAGCATCGCCTGATACGTCTCATCGTCCGCAAGCGCCAGCCGCGTTTTGGTTTCCGCCATCGCGTTTTCTTCGTCGCGGGCGCGCTGGTAGTCTGCATTTAGCTGCTTGATTTCTTCCGGCGTTAGGTTCAGCAGACGCGAAAGGTACGCATCGTTATCGCGGGAGTATGTAGTAAGCCCTGACAAGATGCCAACGTCAACGCCAGACGCTTCGGCTTGCTGCAAAGCATCATTATAGGCGTGTAGCGCATCCGCATTCGTGCCGTACCAACTAAGCACATTTTCCTTGCTGTAATCGGTATCGAGGAGCTTCTTCATTTCCTCCTGCGTGTGCGTTACCATGTAGCCCATGCCAGACGCAACGCCCTTGTAGGCTTCCTGCGCCTTTTTCAGCGTGTCCGCGCGGTAGGTGTCAACGTCTTTCAGCGCGGTCTTAAGGTCTTCGAGGGCTTTCTTCTCGTCCTCGATGGCTTCGTTGAATTTTACCTGTTCTTCGGCTTCCGGGTGTGCACGTTTGTACGCTTCCCATTCCGCTGTTGCCCTTGCAAGCGCGGTCTGATTCTCGCTCAGTTTATCGTTAGTTTCTTCGATTTGCCTGTTAACCTCTTCCAATTCTCCGGCGGCGGCGCTGCTATCGAATGTTTGCAAGCTCATTGCTTCTGTGAGCTTGCTCCACGCCGCAGCTTGCATGTCTCCGAAATCGAAGAGATTTATGGAAGAATCTCCAACCCCGCGAATCGCCCTGTCGACTTCATCATATTGCGATGCAAAAAACTCGTCAAATGTATTGGCAAACGTATAGTTGGCATTTGTTCCAGCCATTGTGCGGACAAAGGACTGATAGGCATTTTCTACCACATCGTGATATGCGGATTTTACTTCTTCAGCGTTAGACCCCACAATTAGCGAGTTTAGATAATCTCTGCGTGCATATAGGGATTCGAGCTGTTTTTCCGTTTCATCAACTGCTGCTTGTGCATCGGTAACGGCGGTATCATGTGCACCATACAGCGACACGCCATTAACGGTATCCACATACTGTTTAATTCTTTCTGTGTTGCCCATAATGGCGTCAGAGGTTAAATCAACGTATTGCGAAAGTCCCGGCATAACGTTTTTAAGGTTTTCGAGGGCTTCCTGCCACGCTTTCGTTGCCTTTACAGCTTTGCCGCTCTCCTGCTCCATGTTGCGCATGGAATTAACGATTGTGAGCGACTGCGCATAGGTCGCCTTTGCGTCGTATATTGATTCGTCCCGCTCTTGCATGATTTTTTCGGCTGTCGTGTACTGGTATGACTTGTCAGACAGCACGTTGTTGAGCAGCGAAATCGCGGGCGTTACAACGCCAAGCAGCCCCTTGCCGAACTCTGTCTTAATGCGGTCGAGATTCGTTTGCAGCTTGCGCATTTCATTCGAGAAGCTGTCCCCGGTTCGCGCGAAGTCGCCCTGCGCGTCCTTTGTGGCTTCCAGCAGATATTGATAGCGCAACGTCGCCTGTTCCGCCTGCGACATCTTGTCAAACGCCTTATTCATGCCCTTTTCGAGGGCGAAGGCGTTTAGGTTCGCCACGGACATATTGATGCCGAGCGCCTTCAACGGTTCTGTTTCCCCGGAGATGCCGGAGCGTATTTTCTCAAATGCCGTGTCGTGGTCGAGGTTGTAGAACGACGCCATATCCGCCGCCAGCCCCGCCATATCCATTGACATTTGCAGCACTTGGTCATCCGCGATGCCCATCGACTTGAGCATAGCGCCCAGCGTGGACGAATACTGTTTCGCCTTGGTTTCCGTGATGCCGTAGGCGTTCAGAGCCTCCTGCGCCCACTTGTTAATGGTGGACGCGGAATCTTCAAACGTCACATCAACAACGTTCTGCGTCTCCACAAGGTCGGACGCAAGTCCGATTGATTCGCTGATTGAACCTGTGACGCCGTCGATAACGGTATTGACGCCATTCACAAACATATTTCCGAGGAACTGTCCGCTTGCAATTTCGCCGACGATGCCGATGCGTTTTAGAAGCCCAGTGATGCTGTTTTTGGAATCGTCCCCCGAATCCTCTGCGGCTTCCTGCAAGGACTGGATTTGCTGCTGCAAACGCTTGATTTCTTCCGTCGCCTGCGTGGACTGCTGCTGCGCTTGCTGCAATTCCGTCCGAAAACGTCCGCCGTCAAACGTCGGATGAATAGCAAGGCTGTTGAGCTCTTGTTGAAACTGCTCCATTTCCTGCCGGATTTTGTTCAGCTCTTGCGTGTATCCGCTTGTATCAATCTTAAAACTTGCGTACAACTCAAATGCTTCCGCCATCTTCTGCACCTCCCCTCGCCATTAGTCCGTTTATAATATCGTCGCAGATTTCCTCTGCTGTTTTTTGCTTTGTTTCGTGCTTCTCTGCGCCGAAAACGTCGCTGTATGATGGAATTTCCAGATTCGCTCCGCCAAACGACGAAATAGCAAGCACCGTCATCCACGCCATATTAGCCATGTAGCAGCGTTTTGCTTCCTCCTGCGTTTCGTGCGCCAGAAGCACTCCCAGCGCGTGCACGTTTTGCGGGCGGTATTTGTACAGCACAGGGATTACATGATGCACCCCAGACGAAGCGCAAAGGTAAAAAAAGCAAACAGCGAATCGAGCGTGTCCTTGTCCATCATGGCAGCGGTTTCCGTGAAGTCCATTTCTGCGACTTCCTCCGCCGTCTTGCCGTGCATCGCGCCGAGAATCCCCATCGTTTCCTTCGGATGCTTGGCGTACAAAATCGGCAGCATCTTCATCAGAATGTCTCGTCCGACAACGTCACCCTTGCTCTTTTCTTCCACAAAGGCTTTCATTTCCTTGCTGTTGACCAGCTTGTCGATGTACGGAATGGCGTTCGCCATCTGCTCAAATGCGGTTGCGGTATTCATGCGTTTTCCTCCTCGAAATTTACGAAAGTGCGGCAGGGCGCGAACCCTGCCGCGTGTTATTAGGCGGCGGGGTCGAAGAAAATAACCTCGCAGGGTGCATATCCGTCGGTTTCCAGCCCATCCTGATGCGCGGTAAACTCCACCGGAATAGTGCCCTCGCCCTTGTCCGTCCACGTCAGCGTTGCGCCCGCCGTGTTCAGTGCGTTTTTGATGGCAATCAGCACATAGCCCTTCGAGGTGTCGCCAACCCAGACGAGACTCTCAATATAGTCCGCGTCCTTGATGTCGGTGCGAATCTTGATTGTGTGCTTCTTCTCCGTGTCCGTTACATCGGCAGTGCCAAAAGAACGCTTAAGGTTGGTTGCGTTGATTTCCAGCAGGGTAGTCGTCAGCTTGATAGTCCAACCATCGTTGACGCTGCTGCCTTTCCATTCCTCTCGCTTGCCGTCCGCCTCGATGCTGCGCGTGTTGGGCGTGCAGACGAACGTGCCGCCGCCGCGCGTTGCGCCAATCAGCGCAGAGCCGCTTGTCTTTTCGCGCTCCGTTTTCAGCAGCGCGCCCAGCGTCGCCGCGTCCGTGGCGGTGGAATAGTCGAAATTAGCAAGAAACATCCCGGCGTTGAGCTGCAAGTTTTCAAATGTACTTGCCCGAAGACCAGTCGTCATTTTGTTACCTCCTGTTAGGTGTAATAAGTCACTATTTCGTAGTAAATCCGTCCATAGCAGACGCTCTTGAGCGTCGTGTCCACTTCGAGGCGGAAAAAGTTGCTATTGTTGCGGTACAGCGTGATAAAGCCATCGTCGCAATAGATTGCCGTTCCCTCCGGCGGAATAGCGCGGCGAACTTCGTCAAGGATTGCGGCGCGCTGCAAGTTTACGTTGCTGCCGTTTTCCGCTTGACAGCACAGCGTGCAAATCATTGTAGACTTTCCGAAGGCGTCCCCCTCTTGCACCTGAAACGCGAAATAGGGGAAAGACGCTTCCTCCGGCACCGCGTCCTCGATGTATGCAGGGATGGGCTTGCCCTCGTAGGTGAAGCTGCTCCAAAACTTGTATAGTTTCCGCTGCAAGTCAATCACGCCGTCACCACCTCCGCGTCAGCCTCGCGAAAGTGCATATCGCTCTGCTCCGGCGTTGTCATGTCCCGCGCGTCGGACGTGATGCGGAAAACTTTGCCGTCGGAAATCCGCTTCACGCGGTCGTTCGGAAGCAGTTCCAGCATATCGGAAAACACGATGGTGAAAAGTTCGCGGATGCCATTCTGGTATGCAATCCGGGCTTCCGTGCTGCTGTTGCGGATGAATCCAGCACGGAACGGCGCGCCGTCTGCCCATGTGACAACGATGCCGCCCATGCCGTCGGATTCCGTGCGCTTGTCAACGATGCAAGCGTCATCCAGAAAATCACTCCACGCCATCAGCCCACCTCCGTGTACATATGGCGATACGGTCGCAGTTTATCCGCGAATGCCGCTTGCCACGTCACAACGCCATTGCTGCCAGTCGCCCGCGAATAGCTGTAATGTCCGAACGATTCCGACGTATAAGCCCCCGTCGGGTTTTTCGTCTCGTATTCCGCGCATTGTTTTGCAATCTCGATAAACGGGCGCGGCGGGTACAGAAACCACAACGTGCCGTCGAAAGTTTCCTCCCCGTCCGCGTCCTCCATTGCGCCAGAAACAAGGCTGTGAACGCCGTCGTTCCGCGCGCTGCCGCTGATGTACACATAGGGCGAACCTACATCAGGAACGATTTTACCGCCCGCAATGCGAATCTCCCCCGCGTACTTGCAGCGCTCAAAAAAGTTGTTACACTCGCGCATTACCATTTCCAGCGTCACAGCCATGTTTCCACCTCCATTAGGTCGCCGCCGTCACCGTCGCGCTGCCGGAGCGAATCACGCGGTAGTCGCTGGTGCATTCCGCAACCGTCACCTTCTGCCCGGTAGCAATGGCAAGGTCAGACGTGCCGTCCCAGTTACTCCAAGTGCGCACATTCTGCCCATAGGTCGCAGACGGCGCGGTCGTGCCGGACTTCACCTTGTACAAATTGGAACTGGATTCCTTTGCGGGGCTGACAGTCAGCTTCGTGTTGCCTTTGCCCGTGCCAGCGGCAGAGGAAACCGTCAACTGACCCGTCGCCGCGTCCGTGATGGTTGCAATCCAGATGCTCTGCGGATTAAAGATAACCGGCATAAACAAGCCGGATGCCCGCGTCCAAAGAACAACGGGGTCGTTCTCCACCCACTGCGACACCATCACATAGCGGTGCTGACCGGACTGGTTGACGTTGAGCCCCGTGTTGGCGGTGTTGACCGTTTCTTCCGGGGTCTGTCCCCACAAGCCAGCGCCGATGCGCGTCATGGCGCTGCCCGTGCCGATGAACGTCATCTTGTCCTGCGGGAAATAGCGCTTCGTGGTGCGAATCGGTCGCCCGTCCGCGCCGATGCCGCCATCAATGGCGTACTGCAAGTCGTTAGTGATAACGCGGTTGATGCCGTACTCGGTGGAGAAGAACGTATTCAGTGCGGCATTACTCACATATGCGCCCTCGCTCAAAGTGCCGTTGATGCGCTTCTGGACTGCGCTGTTCGCGCGAATCTTGTTGATAACCTTGCGGCTCGTTACGATGGTGTCCAGCGTCGTGCCAGCGTCCAGCGCGGTGTCCACCACGAACTGAATCTGTGCAGGAATGTCCGCGTCCTCGCTGAAGTCGAACGTGAATTCCGTCTGCTCCGGCTTCACGCCGTAGTCGATGGTCAGGTCGAGATTGTTTTCCTTGATAGTCATCTTGCCGGTTGCCAGAACCTCGTTCTTCGCAACCTTGGTTCGCGTCACAACTTGGTCGGCAAGCATGATGCCATCACGGATAACGTAGTCATACATTGCGTCATTCTGCACGCCGGAACGCAGCAGCGCACGCATACGCTCGGACTGGTTAATCTTTACCTTAATCAGTCCCTTCTCGATGCTGTGCGTATCAACGGGAATACGGGTGGCGATGTTCGTTCGGCTATCAAAGCTGTGGAAGTCAGCCATCACGGGAAGCTGGTACTGGTTGGCAATCTCCTGCCACTTAGCCACGAGATTTTCACTATATTCGTCGGGAAACAGCGCGTCAACCGGGTCATTCGGGCGGCTGACGTTAAAGCCAACATCCAGCCACTCCTCCTTGGGAATAAGACCGAAAATATTGTTTTCAAAAGACGGAATCTGCATAGTATTCTCCTTTCGTCAGTACGGGCGCACCGTCGCGGCTTCGGCGGCGATGAAGTAGAAGCCCTTTGCCGTCAGCGCGCTCTTGGCGGTGCTGTTGATTGCGACGGGGAGACGGCTCTCGTAAACCGTGCCGCGCGTCACGACGCTGCCAGGCATATCGCCGCTTGTAACGTCCACGTCCTCGTACACGATGCCGACGGCAGTGCCGTCATTCGCGGGGTAAACAGTCCCCATCTTGACGTACTTCGCGCCGTTTTCGGCGGTGGTAGCGCCAGACTGCTTAATCTGCTTGGTTTCGCGGATTGCGTCCTCCGCGTTCTCAAGAAAATAACCGGGGTGATACACACGCCCGGTAGAATTGTTGGTAAAGCTCATTACTTAGCTCCTTCCGGCGCAACTGCGCCATACATATCTTGCGCGTACTTCGCCGCCAGTGCTGCGGCGCGTCCGCTGCCGTGCGTGGCATTGCCGCCGCTCGGCGGGGTTGTGGTAGGTGTACCCTGCTGCTGCTGCGTGGAGAAAAGGTCGCCGTACTCGCCCTTGAGCGCGTCAATCAGCTTGTCGCCGTCCTTGATTGCGCCCTTGTCGTCGAGTTCGATTCCGTCCAGTCCGCGCTTTGCCATCACAAGGTCAGCAAGTTTCTCCTGCATCCCCTTGCTGGTCAGCAGCTTTCGCGCGGCGGTTGTCAACGTCGCGGTTTTCTTCTCTGTTTCCACCTGCTGCTTGTAGGCGTCGAACGCCTCCTGAATCTTCTGCGCGTCGCCGCCGCTCTTCTTCGCGTCGGCAAGCTGCTGCTTGAGCGTGTCGCGCTCCGTTGTCAGCGCTGCAATCTGCTGCGCCTTTTCCGCGTATTTGTCACGCTCCGCCTTGATGTCGTTGATTGCGTCGCTGTGGGCTTCCACAATCGCGTCAATCGCTTCATCAGGCACATTCAGGGCTTTCAGGTTCTTTCGGGTGAGGATGTTCATGATTCAATCTCCTTTGCTTCGGGGCGCGGTGCTTTGCGCCTTTGATTGTTTGCGGTTAGGCGGTGCTTTGCCTTTCCGCTTATATGCAAACAGCGCACGGCGGTTCTTTGCCATGCGCTGATGTTGCTGTAATTAGTCCATATTCTGCTTGATTACGTCCGCCATGATGTCCACAAGGCGTTCCGCGTTTGCGGAATCTGCGAATGTGTCCGTCATAAACGGTCTTCCGGGGGTATATCCTCCCGGAATGACGCGGAACTCGCCTTTGTCGCCCAGCTTGGGAAAGAAAACGGCGTGCCCGGCGTGTCCATCGTGTACATAATGCGCGTACTCAACGTTTGTGCCGATGGTTACTTCGTTGTTGTCCGGGTCGATGTCGGCGGTGATGCTCCGCGCCAGATTGCCGGTATCGTAGACCTTATGCTCGTATCCAGTGACCATCTTCTCGCGCACCATGCCGACAGCTTCTTGCGCAACCGCCAAAAGCCCAACAAACATTTCCTGTTCCAGCTTCTGATTGATTTCCGGCGTGTGGTCTACGAACCCGCTCATTTCTTTTCCTTCTTTCGGATGTTGCCGTCTGCGTCCACATACTCGGTGGACAGGATGACTTTCGGCATAATCATGCAGTAGCAATTGATTGTTTCCGCTGCGCTGCCGTTCGGGTCGCCCGGAAAGCGGATGTTGCTGTTCGGAAAACACTCGCCCTGCTTCGCCATCTTGCCATGTCGCGCCATATGCGCTTCACGGCTATTCTGGAAGCGGCAGAACCACTTGTTGTAAACCGTTACGCCTTGGTCTGCTGCCTCCTGCGACGCGGCGTAACTCGCTTGACTTTGTGAGCGCGTCCGCTCTGTCTGCGCTACTCTCCGCGCTTGCCACTCGCTCTGCCCCGTGATGTCGCTGATGCGGTTCATCAGCTTCTTTCTGTCCTCGCCAAGCGTGGAAGACAGCGCCAGCGCGTTTTGCAGCTTGTGGCGAATTTCGGTGTTCTGCCCTAAATTCTTGTACGCCAGCTTCGTGAATGCTGTTTCGTTCGCGGCGAAAATCGCCTTGATTTCGCGTTTATTCGGCTGCGCGAACGACACCTTTACACCCGCGCGGTCGGCCTGCGCCTCGATGACGGTTTGCGCCTCGCCTAAGCTATCGGCGTACACGTCGCCCATCGTGTTGCGGATGTCGTCGGTTGCACGGTTTCCAGCCTTGCAGATTTCCTCCATGATGACTTCTTCCACGCGATATTGGCGGATGAGTTCACGGACAAAACCCGCTTTCCATTGCTCCACCTTTTCCGGCGTGTCGTAGTACGCGGGCGGCTTTATCTTGCCTTCGTCCACTTGTTGCTTTTTGCGCAAGAAGTCTTTCAGGCGCTTCGTGGCGATGTCAAGCGCCTCTTGGTACATCGACTTTATGCGCATTTGCAGCGCGGCTTCGCGCAAATCGTTGCGCTCCATGTCCGTCACGGCTTGCCCGTCTCCCCAGCGTCAAAAAATGTAATCAGGATGCGCAAGATAAGTCGAACCGCCACCAGCCACCAACCGATGCACAAAAGCCAGTCCGGAACGATGACGTTATTTGCCGCCAGCACTTGCAGAATCACCATCAGATACAGCATTTTCTTCCTCCTTGCCTGTTTGCTGCATTGCCTGTTGCGCCATCCGCGTGCCCAAAAACGATTCTTCCTCCCCACGCTTGATGATGTCGTCGATTTCCTCCGGCAGAATCATCGGATTAAGTTTCAGGCGCGTCTCCTTGTCCAAATCGCCCTGCGCGGTGTAGATGTTCTGGATGATTTCGCTCTCGTTTGCGATTGTTTGTCGCTTGAAACGGATTGTCTCCGTCTCGATGCCCAGAATCCGCAGCAGTTTCTGTACGAAATCAAAGCACTGCCATTCGTAGGCATTCGCCTTCAAGTCCAGATTCGCCATGCTTGCCCGGATTGCAACATTCGTCAGGCTGCCGCCCGTCAGCTCCGACACATCCAGCGCCATATAATCGCGGTATAGCTGCCGTTCCAGCAATTCCAGCGCGGTTTGACGCGCTGCATACGGCACTTCAAACGTCTCCGGCGTTACTGTGCTGGATGACGTGCCGTCCGAAATGTTCGCGATTGCTTTCAATCGGTGAATCTGTTCCAGCATCAGCGCAACCTCGTCGAAGTTGCCTCCGAAATTATTCAGCACCCAGTAAACATCGTTCGCCTTTTCCAGATTGTTTCCGAAGTCGGAAAGAACGATGTCGTACAAGTCAATTTTGGAACGGATTGCAAGCGTCAGCTCCGTCTGCTTTTTGTCGTTCGCGTACAGCGGCACAATCGGCAGTGCGCTATAATTTTCCTCGGAGATAAGGCGCTCGCCTGTGATGTCCCTCGCATACGTCCGTTTGTAGGCACGTTTCTCCTGCGCCACCTCCAAATTAGAGGAATTCTCGCGCGTTTTGTAAACCGTCACGCCGTCCGGCTCGAATACACGCGCCATTAGCGGCTTGTCGTCGCCAATCTGCCAGAACTGCACACCAACCATCGGTTCGCCTGTCAGTTCGTCCAGCAGCGCCACAAATCCGCTGTTTTTATCCGTGTACGCTCGCAGTATCTCAACGTGGTCGAGATTCCAATAGCCCCAACACACGCCATGCACCAGCGCATATAGTCCGATTTTCGCAAGCGTCGTATCGAACCCGATGCCCAGATTGACCTTCATTGCGTCGTTTGCCAGTTCTACGCCATTGCCAAGCAGGTAATTAGCCTGCTGCATTGTAAAGCGGCGGAAAAAGTCGCTGTAAATGCGCTGTCCGGGGACTGCTTCCGTCGCCGTCCCCTTCTTCTTGACTGTTTTCCCTTCGGCGTTTTTTTGCTCCGATTCTGATGTAGTAGCTCGCAGCACGACTTTCGCGGAAACCGTGTCGTTCCGCGCTTCGTAGTATCGTTGCGCGATGCCCGCCTTGTCGAAGTCCTCGCTGTGTTTATATGCCCCGATAACCGCCAGCGTTGCCTTTGTTTTGTCCGGCTCGTTTTGCCAATCCTGCCATGTGATTTTTGTAAACATCTGTATCACCCCCCAACATATAAAATCGCGCCGCTCCTGTCGAGAATCCGGCAGCAGCACGCGGCACTGTCCGGCGCGTCATCGTGCTCCGCGTCCTCGGTGTAGTCCATAATCTGCGCGATATAATCCTTGTCTGTGCCTTCCAAAAACACGATATTCCCCCACCACTTTTTGAGGTATGTGCTGATTTTTAGGTACTTGTTCATTTTCTCCGGGTATGCGCGTACCGCCATATTGCGGCGGCGCAATTCCCGCGCCAAATATCCCTTGTCGCCGTTTGTCTCACAGTAAATCGGGGCGCACATTAGGCGCTCCGTCTCCGATTGCAGTGCATCCATCAGCGTGTCAACGTGCTTTCGCCACAAACGTCCGTACAAGTACAGCGTGTCGCCGTCCCTCTTGGCGCACGTCAGCGCGGTGTAGTCCTCGCCGCCATAGGCAGCATCAACGTGCGCGATGCCGTCCCGCAGCTTTTCCGCTTCCGGCGTGAACGTCGGCGGCGTATCAAACAGCGCATTTTCGGCGGCGATGTGGCGCAACTCATAGTTCGCAGCAAACAGAGACGGTGACATGGACTTCCGCAGTTCTTCCAGCTTCTCCGGCGCAATCAACCCGGTCGTATAGCAGTCGTGCTTCTCCGGCGGCGCAACCAGCGTGAACGCGTCCTCGATGTGCCACGGTGTGCCGATGAAGACGATTCGTCCGTCGCGCGTGACGATGTTCCGCAGCTCCTGGATAACTCCCTTTGTGCGCTCTCGTTCTGCGCGGCTTATGCGGTCGTTAAGATTTACCACGTCGTCGCAAACTATCAAATCCGCGTGCTTGCCCGTCATTGACGAACCGCAGCCGATGCCGATTAGCTGGTCAGCGCCACGCGGCGAATCGTATACGCTCACCGTCATGCAGTTGCCGCCTGATTTCAGCAGCGTCACGTCCTGCTGCATGAGGATTTGCGCCATGTAGCAAAAAGCCTCGTTCGCGAATACCTTTTTCGCCTGTGCAATGCTCTCCACAACGTCGCTGTCGGTTTTCCGCATGAAAATTGCGTTTTTGCCGTGGTTAAGGACGCACCACATTGCCAGCGCCACGGAAAGGCAGGAAGACTTGTAGGATAGACGATGCGCTTGAAGCGTGTAATCGTCCGCTCCGAAGATAATGTGCTGCATCCAGCGTCCGTGAAGCTCGTCCGTCAAATCGCGAAATCCGCACATTCTTCCGACGGCGGCGGGATGGTATCGCCAGATGTTCCACACTTCATCCCGCGTCAGCGTCGTCATTTTACTTCTCCCCGCGTCTCTTTCAGCAGCTTGTCAATGTCGGCTTTCGCGTCCTCGGACAACTGCGGCGTTTTGACGGTCACGATGTCGCCGGGGTCTTCCCCGATGACTTTCATCAGAAATTGGATTGCTGCAAGGTTGCCGTCTGCTGCCATCTTAATAAGTCGCATTGTCAGTGCTTGCCGAAGCGTTTTTCCGTCTTGCCGTGGAGTGTCAACTAATTCCAGCGCGATTTCCTGGATGCTTTGTTTCGCGCGCTTTTTTTTCGTTGACTTCTCGTTTGCTTTGCGCGCGTCCACTGTGTTTCCCGCGCCACTCCCGAACCGCGGTCCTTTTTTTAGGTTCGCAAGGCTATTCGGATGTTTCCCCTTTGGATACTGTTTTGTTTCCTGCTCTGTTGGCATTTACTCACCGCCTGATTACCTGAATTTTCCGTCTAATACCTGTCTCGCAGAGAGTGCAGGCTGCTTCTTGAACACTTCTCCCAAATTTTCAAGCGTCGTCTGCCCAAGTGCGACGCCTTGGACGAAATGCTCTGCGCTTCGCCGTATCATTTGGGTTGCGACCTTTTTGGCATATGCCTCTTGCTTTTCAGATACACCCTTCGGCGTGTTGACATTGATGCCGATATGAGCCATTTCCACTTTCCCTGTTTTTTTTCCAAGTGCAGCGGCTTCCTTGGTGCTTCCAAGATACGGGGTCTCGCTTCTTGCGGTCGCAACATACAGTGGGACAACCACGTCATACTTATTTGGAACCAAATATGACATAGCAAACACTTCCAAATCTTTTACAAACCCGTCATTGTCGGCGAATGTACGGATTTTTTCGACGCGTGAGCCGCTATTTTGGTTGTAGTATTCGACGGTTGCAACTTTGCCGCCGGAAACATAGGTGGAAGAGGTGTTTTTCGCCGAAATGCTGCCGCCTCTCCCCCCCCACGCTTGCAACCTAAACTGAAACATTTTTTCTCCTCCTGACAACGCTGTCGTAGAATGGCGCGATTTCTACGATATTACCCGTGCATTCTTTCGGCTTTTTCCCGCAAAGCAGAATTACAGTTGGTGATAGTCGCTCCACCATCGCGTTATACCCATCCAAAAATGCTTTTTTGCTTTCTGGATTTTTTTGCGTTCCAACGGATGAAACGATTACCGGTGCGTTCGTCGGCTCTCCGTCAAAACACCAACTGAACGTCTTTTTGCTTCCCCAGCAGATTGTAGGGATTACCTTGATGCCGTATGATTGCCAATAAGCCGCAAGCCAGTGCTTCATGTAGTGGCAATATATGTTCAGCGCTTCGGGCGTGTCCTGATAGATGGAGAAGTCCGGCGATGCGACGCACCCGGCAAGCTCCAAAATCGCAAGATACCTGTCTGGTTGCGCCCATAGCCGCTTCATGCGGTAGTCGTCCACGAACATATGGATGCCCTGCGTCGCCTTGAATGGCTTGGAAAGGTCATTGAATGGAATCCACTCCGTCACGTCTGGTTCACTTGTTGGCGCGATAACCGGGATGTCATACGCTCCTGCACATTCAGATGGGGAAGGGAACCATTTGGAAAGATTCTCGTAAAGACGCGAGAACTCCATGCGTTATCGCCTCCCTAATTGCTTAAACCCTCGTGCTGCGCTTTTCGTTCGTGATTTCGCCCGTTTTGCGGTTGAGTTTGAACCGCGAACTGTATTTTCTGCGTCTGCCCTTTGCGGACGATGAGCCTTTCAGCGTTAATTTTCGCCCTTTGCCCGAACCGCTTGCCATGCTTTATTCCCCCTTGTGATTTTGGGTTTCGTATAGTCGATGGTTTTATACTTGTCAATGAGATTGTCGAACGTTTCCTTGTAGAAGTTAAACAGCTCCTCGTTCTCCTCGAAGTCGAACTGCTCCAGGCAAGACGCGCTCCGCAAATTCGCGCTTCCCGTCAGCACATAATGATTCCCCTTGTGCGTTTCCATCAGCAGGATTTTCATGTGCGTGTTTGTGAACGCCACTTGCAATTTGTTGTCGATGTCCAGCTCCTCATACAAGTACGGAATTAAATCCGTTTTGTAGTGGCTGTAGAAGTAGCCGGACAGCATCAGATTGATTTTCTCCACGTTGCGGAAAAGCAGCAGATTTTTGAAGCTGTCCACGTTGTTTTCTGATAGCGACAATGTTGAGCAGTAGATTGTTTTGAGGTCGATGCCGCGATACATCACAAGCGCTTCCGGCAAGTCGCCAAAAATGAAATTGCCCGGAACGATGCAGGTAGTCCGTGCGTTGCGTTCCAGACAAATTTTTGCGGCAAGGTCGCGTGCATACTGGAAATCTGCCTTGTTGTAGATTGCCGACTTTGCCATCTTGGGCTTTATGATGCGCGTCTGCTCATCCTCGTCTACGATGGAGAAGTCAGCGACAGAGAAGTCTATATCGTCGTCAAGTTCGATTGTGTCGGGGAAGTTGATTTCCGGGATGTCGAGGTCACCGTCAGGCTCTTTCTTCATGGGCGGATACCTCGATTATTGTGTAGATTCACTTGTTTCTGCGTCGTCGTTTCCTGAAAAGTCAAAATCGTATTCTCCTTTTTTGATTTTACGAGGGTCGCCCTTTACGAAAACAAGAACGTTTTGATGGACACGCACGACTTTGCGCATATCGCGGAATTGTTTTTCGACGCGAACCGCAGCCCCGCAAGTCGTGTCGAGTTTTACCATATCGTTATATAGTTTTACGTTGCAGTCTGCAAATGCCTTGATTGTTTCAGAAGTGAATCCGCGATACATTCCCTTTCTGTCGCGTATGTCGGATACAACTACGGCGCAAAACGCGTTTTCCGAAAGAAGCGCTGCCGTGTTTTCGATTATGTCTCTATACGCAGCGATGAAATCCTCGTACTTCATCGTTGATAGGTCTTTCGGATTGTCGCTGTACTTTTCTAAGTCTCCATACGGCGGACACATCAACAAAAAATCAAACGGTGCTTCTTTTTCGAGTATTGCGTCAATATTCGCGCTGTCGCCGCAATGCCACTTCGGCGCTTGTGCGTAATCTGCACGGATTTTTTGTAGAGACGATTCATTTTCTGCAATCTGCTCCGGGCGAATATCTACTCCGTGATACTCGTTGCCGAGGATTGCGGAAATTACGCCCTCGAACGTTTCCGCCAGCAAACGGGTCAACGATTTTCCCATTGGGGGGGCAGAACCACTTAATCAACACCTCGCAAAGCACCGGGTCAAACTCACTTGTCCCGCTGTATTTATGCCCTTGCGCCTTTGCAAGAGAACCGAGACTGCCAATTAGCGAATCAGCTCGTCCTTCCCTGCTGTCGCCAATAACGGAATGCCATTGATTTTTCCGTTTCTGCCATTCTCCACTCCTGCCATCAAGGACAGAAAATGGCGCGAATGTATATTTGTCAGTTAATGATATGCTGTTTTCGTTTGCTTGCCAGATTTCTTCTTCATGGAGGGGGGCTCCGAAACCGAACTCGCTCATGTCAATATCAACGATTTCAGCCAGCTCTTGGTCAAGCGCCGTAAAGTCCCAGCCACTGTCCATGTTGGTTTTGTTGTGCGCCAGAGTGTACGCCTTGCGCTCTTCTTTTGTTAAGTGGTCAAGGCGGATGCACGGCACTGTCGGGATGCCGAGCTGCTTGCACGCTTCCAGCCGACCGTGACCCTCGACAATCAGGTTTTCCTTGCCCCAGATGCCGATGGGGTCGTCCATGCCGAACCGCTTGATGCTTGCCTTGATTTCGTCGATTTGCTCCTGCGGATGCCGCTTTGCGTTCCTCGCATACGGCTTCACGCAGTCAACCGGCAGCATACAATCCGTTTCGACGATTTTGATGCCGTTCCAGTCAAGCAATGGGTTTCCCTCCTCTTCTTCCGTCGCGTCCCCACCAACGCAACAAAGCGCACTCGCGCATAAATCCCGCCGCTGAAGAGGCAAGAGCAGCACTTCCATAGTCGCCTCTTCCAACAAAAAAGGCGCTTGCATCACTGCTCGCGCCTCTCTTGCTGCTTTTACATTTTACATTATAGCACGGGAATTACTCTCATAACTCTCATTTTTTTATTTCTATATGTTTTTGCTTCTTTGCAATTGCCAGCAATGCCGCCTGATTGCTCCGGCGGCTCTCAGGCGGCATTCTGTTGCGATTATGCGGGCTTGATTGCTTCCACCTGCTGCTTGGTGAACAAGTAGGCGGTCGTCAGGAAGAACCCGTCATCTTCTTCCTTGTCTGCTTCTACGGTCTTGCCGTCCTTCCTCTTGCGCGTCTTGGGCTTCCAGATGCTCACGACCAGCGCGGCGTGTTCGCCCTTTTTAACCATGTACCCGTGATTCTTCCACTCGGCGAAGGTGTGAATCGGGAGGCGCAACCCGTTCATGATGTAGGCGGCGGCTTCCTCTTCGGAGAAGATGCCCGCGCTGATGGCGGACTTGACGATGATTTCTTCGTTCGACATTGTGCTTGCTCCTCCTTCCTGTTCACGCCAGCGTTGCAACGACTTCGGAAGGCTTGTACTCTTCGCCTTTCTTCCAGCGAACGATGCTGCGCTCGTAGTCGCCATCCATCGTTTCGTCCCCGTACTGCAACTCGTAGCAGTATTTCTTCGTTTCGTAGTACCAGTTGATAGCCAGCTTCTGCGCCATCTTCTCGGTGATGCGGATGCCCTTCTTGATGCTCGCGAACTTCATAATTCTTACCTCTTTCTGTCGGGGGCTTTATTATTTTTGTACCGCCCTCCTGACACTATTATTATAGCATATACTGCCGTATATG